TTTCTTTAGTTCATTACGTAATTTATCTTTTTCATGTTCCCTTAAATCTAATAGAAACATAACTTCAGATTCTCTTTCTCTGACCATTTCATCAATTATCTCGAATACTAATGTTGTTTCTTTGTCTACCATTTCAGATGTAAAATAATATAACATTTATTTTGTTCCTTTTATAAGTTTTTATTAATTGTTACTATCTTTATTCCCAATCGTTTTGCTTTACCAGCACAAGTTTTACATGGGTGGATGGGTAGTATGCTTGTACCACTCTTGTTCGTGCGGCAAATGATTATGGTGGATAACACTTGCCCATATTGATTCATTAGTGCCTCTTCAGCGTGGATAGAGCCCCCTTTTCTGTGGATGTAAGGTTTATTGTGCGCGAATGCTACAACATTGTTTTGTTCATCTAAACCAATAGCGCTGACTTTATAGCGGCAAGATGATTGTTGGGCTTTGCGAATTAATCGTTTTGTGATGGTCATAACATGAAAATCCTGGTTTATTGTGTTTTTATTCCTTTTATTATTATTTCTAGTCTATGTTCCATCAATTTGTCAAAAATAATAAAACTACTTTCTTTGGTTATGTTTTCATCATCTAACATTTTCCTTATTTCCAGTAAATCATTGGCTGGAATAATGAGACAAAATAGTTCTTTACTTAAGTTTCTTTCTTTGTAATAGGGGACTATATCGTTGCAAAACCATTTGGCTACCTTTTGTCCGTCACCGTATAAATCAGCAACTGTCTCAAATCTTCTACTAAAGACCCAGTAATTATTTAGGATAATGTTTGTGAGGGAATCTTCTAAATTGTATTTATGTCTAAATCTTTTTTTTACGTTTAATGGTAAATCAATTTCATACCCTTTATACTTATTTGTCATTTTAATTCCCCTTGATAAATAAGGCCATAAGAGTAGAATAAATGTAGAAGAAGCCTCTTATGGCCTTATATTATTTGTTAGATTGTCCTACATTCATTCTATTTTATTATACACCACAATCTAACAAAAGTCAAGGGGGAAAATAAAATATTTTTTTAGTAAAATGGTGGGCTGGGCTGGATTCGGACCAGCACCCAAGGAATTATGAGTTCCCCACTCTACCGTTAAGTTACCAGCCCACCTTATACCGCTACGAAATCATATTTTGTAAAACGCCAATTACATAAAGCCTTGGTGCAATAAGTATATAAAGCAGATTATAGACCCCAGAAAAAAATATGGGAACACATATAACACCAAAAAAGATTCCCAACAACCACGTTATAATTACACCACTGCTCCAATCATCGTCATATTTATTAGGGAACCATTTAAAACTCTTAGTGCAAACAATAACAATGGTGATTATTCCTACAAAACCAAATAGCATCATTAATCCACTCTTATAAATCCCCCAATTGATTACTTCATTTATAACTAGTGGTGTTTGTTCGACTACAAAATCTTTAGTACTTCTTACCCATTCTAATACTTCCTCAAGAACATCAGTAGAAATTGCGCCTAATTTTTGCATAGTCTCTTGTTCCATTTTCATTTTCCTTTATCTGTTCAAATGACCAAACTCTTCCATAAATCTACTCCAGATTATTGGTTTATCTTTCTCATTAATGTAATGTTCTGGGCTTTGTTTTAACGCTCTTTCCAGTGCAATCCTTTTGCCCGTAAATCTATTAGGTTTATCATTAGTGTTCAATACAGTGCTCCCTCTTGCTATTACTGTATCATCGTATCTTAATTGGCAATATGTTCTGTAACTTGTTTCATAACCTTCACTTATATATCTCTGAATTGTGTCACCTACTGTTTTTGTTGGGTCCATATCCATTGGGACCCAATAAGAATAATAATCTTGTTTTGGCTTGAAAACATGCCTTTTGTAAAAAGTTACATACAAGGTTGCTCGGTTGGACAATGTAACCTTCATTTTAAAACTCCTTACATCATTTCGATATCACTGATGATTTGTCGTTTTATTTCTTCCCACATTTCATCCCGTAATCTGTTTTTGATTTCTTCTGTAGGTTCTGCATCAATACGTAAAGTACATAATTTATTGGAAGGTTTACTTGGGATTCCCAATTCTTTTAATCTTCTATTTAGTAACTGTAAATCTAGTTCTTCATTGTAGTTTTCTGCTTTTAATTGCAGGATTTTTTCTTTTGTTATTGAGATTCTCATTTTCTTTTTCCTTTATTGTTTGCGAACTCTATTTCTTCTAGTAGGTTGTTTTCCAGACTTTTCATTTCCAATATTATGTCTTCCAATTCATTATTAATTTTCATCAATCTCGCTAGTTTTTCTGGCAATTCACTATCAAAAATTACACACTCCTTCAAATTAAATAGAGCATCGACACAATTATCTATTTTTGTTTTGATTAATTGTTTTTGTGTTTTTATGTTCATTGTTTTTCCTTGTTTAAATTATGGTAATTTATCCAAAGTCTAAATGCTTTTGGCATTTTTACACGGAAACATAAAAGAAACTCACCAAATCTGGGCCAATCAGGTTTGTATGGTATTCTATTTTCGTACCTTCCAAAGGTTCCAGTATGGTAGTCTAATAAAAGATATAACTTATGTTTTCTATTTCTAAAAAGGTATAAGTATGCCCATTCAAAACCATAAAGACTATATTCCGATACTTTTGAGTAATTATCTATTAGATATTTTCCATTTTTTAGTACCTCTATTGCTTTGTCGTAACTAGTGTGCATTTTTATATCCAATTAGCATCAGGGAATAAACTTGCTGCACGTTCCCAGCATCGGGAACAATGTCTTAATAGTTCTTTTCTGTTTTGGTACGTGTCCACATTGTTCATGGGCCGTTGATTCACAATTACATTATAATATTTGTGGTCCTTTGGAACAATTATATCTAGAGGGTTATTATTCCAACACCCTCTGATTTCCATTTCTTTTTCAAGTTCATCATGTCGTTTCTTTAATTGCCCCAAATCAAATAATTTATTATCTACAAACTCCTCTACATCAAAGTTATTTTTTATCATATCTCCTATAACATGAATACTACGATGTTCCTCTTCTAAATGTTGACTGCACATAACTTCCGGGTTAACTAAATACATTTTCATCTTGGTGCTCCTTACATTTCGTTTTTCTTGAATACTCGCCAACCATTACCAATACCAACAAATTTACCATCCAATTCATTTTCCAAGATTTTGCACATGTGTTCGCTAATGTCTGTAAATACACCTATTTTTTCCATTCGTTGTCCAAGTTTAATAATCTCTTCACTATCATCGGTTTGAAGGTTATGTACTATCTCATCAAATGAATCTTTGCTATCGCAACAACATCGGTAAATCAAATCGGCTGGAATATCATCCCACTCTAAATCAGTTTCCTCGGCGTAATCACCAACAACTACAACTCTATCACCAATCCATCGGCCTATATATTCATTTTTTTCGCAATCACCCCCACCTCTTACTTTAGGGTGGGAAGTTAACAACAAAAATAATGCTTCCGGTGCACCGGGGTGATTAGCAATCTGTTCCCACATTTTTAACCCACTTGCTAGTTTGTGGGGATGAATAAACTCTTTCTTATCAAGGTTTGCTACAACCCAATATTGTCCCATTTTAGTTCTCCTTTCTGTCAAATAATTTTCTTATTCCCACACCCACTAAACCACCGATTACTGCGCACGCAAAAATGAGTAATATTTCTTCATACGTAATCATTTTAGTCCTCATTTCTGTATTCTTTGGCAATTTTTTCTACATCAAACCATTTATTTTTTGTAATGTGCCCAATCGAGTAGACTTTGTTATCATCTTGTTTCACTCTACAATGTTCTCCTGGGATTTGTTCCCAAGTATCGACTTCCAATGTTCGTAGTAATTGTCTAATGAACTCCATACCGAAGGCGTTACCTACAGGGTGACTAATAGCACCAAAACAATAACCGCCGAAACTTTGCCCCATTTCATCATAATCCAAGTTAAGATAGGCAGTTAAAATACCATGGTCCTCTACACCTAAAAACGTGCTTTTGATTTTTGCATTTCTAGTCTTCATTTTAGTCCTCCTGGTCCTCTTTACCTTTATAAGGTTTGAATGGAAACAATGGGCATGAATAACTACTACATCTTGCAACTTCAGCCCTTTGACCACCACAACAATCAATACAATATAATGTTATTGCGGCTCTCATACTACCATTACGTAATTTTTTCAGTTTTGAATCAAATGAATCGTCTTTGAAATGTTCATCAATTGCGTCTAACGACTTGAGTATCATAGGGTCACTTGCAAACTTCTTCTTTCTAGCAGTTCTTTTTCCATTACCACTACCAAAACCTTTACTCCTACCTCTTTTACCTTTTACAGTTTTGTAAGATAGTCCGAACTCCTTGATTCTGAGATAAACAATTGACTTGTTAATCTCCTTCAAATCATCAGTCTTTAATTCATTATACTTATTTGCTGCTGCTTCTTGCATAGTTGTTAAATTGGGAAAGGTTGTTGTTTCTTCAACTTGGTTGATTGCTTCTTGTAACAATTCTTTATCGACTATAGTTTTAATTCTAGGCATCCTAATCCCTTTCATTTAAACTCACTGTTCATTCAACAGATTTTCCAAAATTGGTGTTTTTGATTCACCAATCTTTGTCGAAGGAAAATCTTCCATAAAATGATTAGCAAAATAAGCATCACCTTGATTAACTCTTTGAGGGTTGCTTAGAGATTGAAACCATTTTTGAAAATCATCTCTAAAGTCTGCATTTTTCAACCAATCCATAAATTGTTTGTATGTTTCGTTTGTTACTCCAATCCATTGTGCTTCATACCTTTCTTTCATTGGGAGTTTGTATTCTTTGGGTTTTCTTGCAAAATTATCATCTTTCCACAGATTAATGATAACTTCTTCTTCATCCCCACAAGTGTAACTTAACATATAATTCTTCCAATTATCTAGATTAATTCCTAAATCTTCGGCTACCCTTTCCTCAGGGCTGTCATATCCGTAACAACCAATTCCCGCCATTCTTTTTGTTTCGTGTTTATCATTTTCGACATGATAATTAGTTGTTTCGACATAAGCAAAAATGGCATTTTGTGGTCCTCTTGTTGCTTTAATATCAAAATTTGCTATTGTAACATTACCACTTTCTATTAAAGCGATGGTTTCATTAATAAAACCCCTTTTTTCAGTAAACATTTTTGCATCTTTAACATACAACCAATTTTTGTAGATTTCTACTGATTGCCCGTCAAAACCTGTCAGTTTTCCATTAGACGGTTTTCCATCAGGTCCAAATGCTAATGTATCCCAATTAGATAGAGCCATTTTATGCTCCTTTTGTTGTTTATCCTTCGTTAATCACTGTTTCGCCAGGTTAAAATGCAATCTTTTCGTTCCCACTTATTATTTTTATCCCCTAGTATTTCGTATTGTTTTCCTCCAAACTCATTTTGTATTTCAATTGATACTTTGATCCACGCTTCTAGTTGTGGTGCTTTTTTATCAATTTTGGCTTTTCTCATTCTGAAAATATCACAACCACTATTTAGGAAGTTTTCAATATGTTTTGAAACGCTTTCCCAATATATCCATTGTGTAAAATCGGAACCATACTTACCATTTTTGTCAAGTATCATTTCAGAATGTAAATCATGTGCCCACCTACCGTAAACTTCATACCACCACTTATTTGAAAAGAAATAATCGTCAATAGTAACTTGTTTAGGGGCGGGAATTAGATAACCTTCCATGTTGCGTTGGTGGCAAGCACAACCGCCAACTTGATTATAATACACAATACCTGTTTTTTCTGGGACAATGATTACAGGATTTGCTAAATCATATAAACAAATCCAAATTCTTTTGTCTGTTTTTGCTTTTTTCTTAGCCATTTTATACTCCTTTTCGTGTTACACAATAACCCAATTTCGTTTGATATAGTTACCTTGCGTCCAAACAACACTAACAAATCTGTCAATTCCGTAATTATTACGTTCTTCTTGGTCCATTTGTCTAATGTTCATAATAACATTACTGAACGCTGCTTGTGCATCAGAGAAACTATCAGTGGGTTCTAACACAACACCCTTGAAACTTTTACCAGATAGGTATACTTCATGCTTACCATTGAATACAGGGCCACATTTATTAGGTGCTCTATGTCGTTTAGATTTGATAACTATAGTGGACATTTTACTACTCCTTAAACGCCTCCGAAAGCCAAGGGTTTCCGGGAACATATTTTAGGTGGTTATTTATTTGCTTCTTTCCATTCTTTAAATGCTTTTGGCATTTTATACCTTAAATAGAGACATAATTCACCAAATCTAGGCCAATCAGGATGGTAACCTATTATCGTGGCATTACTACCATCTAAATCGTCAACACGGATTTCGGAAAAAAAACTATACCATAAATCACGTTCATTGTATCTAATTAAGTTTCCAAGATTGTAATATATTTTTTCACTTTCTTTTAATTCGTGCCCTTTTTTTAATATCTCTATTGCTTCATCATAATTTTTTGCTTCGGGGTAATCTACCATATATCATACCTTAACTTGTGGTAGGCGAGGTGGGAATCGAACCCACACGAGCAATAATGCTCAAATGGTTTTAAGCCATTCTCCTATGCCAATTCGGATACTCGCCCCAGTTATTCTTGCTTATCTTTGCAATTATTGCACCTTTTTTCCTCTTTGACTATCTCCCAGCCTTTTCCTATAATAATACCTTCATCATTCTTGTAAACTCGGTTTCTTATTTCAGTAACAACTTTGTTACAAGGTTCACCACTTTTGCTACACTTGTGGCAATAATCACAAATAAACATGTTATTTCCTTTCTAAGACTTTGAGGATTGATTCTAAATCTGTTTTAATTTCTAATTGATCCTCATTTAATTTAGTTTTAGAATTACTGAGAAAATGTAGCAGTGTTTTTACGCCTTGTTGTAATTTAACGTTGTTTTCTCCGTAGACACTAGGTTTGTGTAATTGGTTTGGTCTACCACAGCAGGGACAAATAAACATGATTGATTTCCTTACAATGTATCAACCTTAATAAACCCTTTCAATTCAACAATTTGTTCGTCATCAACAGTAACTAGTTCTCTGCTATGGAACAAGAATACTTCAATATAATTCCTTTCCGATGAGATTTCACTTTTTCCAACAATTAATCCGTCAACACACCCCGCATCATCGTACTTTACAGAAGCAATTCTTCCAATGTCATTCTTTTTGACTTGCATCTTAATTCTCCTTAGTTTAGTGATACATGTTTATCAGCCCAATGGTAATCTAATCCGTGTGTTTTACAGAATTGCTCGTCCATTAAATCTGCTGTTTCTTCGAGAATATGTTCTGTCATTTTTGTTATCAATCTTGCTATTTCCTGTTCAGATAATTTACTTGATTCTTTGGGGTTATTCATTAATTAATTCCTTGTCTATCGCCTCGGAAAGCCAGGGTTTTGGCCTCCACACTATATTGTATGTGGAATCGGGAACCCCGTCAAGGAAAATCTGCCAGAAAACTTTAGATTGAGTGTTGTAGATACCTCCCAGCGCCTCCGAAAGCCTGTCCGAAGCGCCTCCGGAAGCCAGGCGGTTCGCCCCGCGCTCCCCCGCCCACCAATACAATCTATTATAAACTAATAAACATACCTATTAGCAGATATATTTATCTATCTATAACTAATATGGGGCCAAGTCTTATTAACTTAGCCCCATATTCTTTTGTCTTGTCATTTAATGATTCTGATTCTAACAATGCCCGTCATTACCCCGATGCTAGTTAACATTGTGCACAATCCGATACCCCCGATTACACCCATAGCGAACATGAACATAGTATTACCTCCTGAAAAGTCTGCCCATGAATCTACCTGTATAGTGCCCTACAATACGCCTTAAGATACGTTTAATCAATTTGCCACTAAACAAAGCGATAATGTCGTTAATGATTCGCAAAGTCGGATACATTATCGCCCTAAATGAACGTAGCATCTTAAGCATGTTAATTTTCCTTTCTATCTTCCATTTTTGCTAATACCTCGTCTGCCCAAGCCTCGCCTGCGTAGTCCTGAATATACTCCTTTGCGACTTGCTTACCCTCGTTAAGGTCGCGGCGGATTGCGCTGCGCCTGCGGCGCTCAATCTCTCTTTCCGTAACGACTTCATTCGCAAGTTGCAGCGCTTCTTCACGGGACATTTCCGATAGGCTGCGCAGTTGTGCTGGCCGTTTGTATCGTCGGAAATAATCGTCGATGGCCCGCACTCCGCTCGTAACCTCTACGGTGTCTGGCGCATTGGCCGCTCGGTAACCGGTAATCCGGTCATTGCCATAACGCGATAATCGCTTCTCTGGAATAATAATGTTTTGCGCCATCGCGTCGGAGACGGTGAAACCATACTTAGCGTAGGCTTCAGATGATTGTTCCAAAAACTTACGTTTTGATTCCGGGACGGGTTTGGCGCGCGAGCGGATTTCGTCGGCACGGCGCTTGGCATCGGGAGATAACCTCATTTTTACTCCTTCCATCTTAATTCTCCTTTCCGTTGTTCATGTTTTAGTTAACTTAGAGTGTAAGGAAAATGTGGCATTTGCATAGGTTAGCGGGTTAGTTACTTTACGATTTTACTTGGTCTTGGCAGTTTGCTGCGTATTCGTCTTGACAGTTTGCTGCTTCTTCAGGTCACTAAAATCAACCTTCTTTGGCGTTTTACTCTTTGATTGCCGACCGTTGACGGATAGCATTTCTGCGCCAGTCAATTGACGGGCGAACATACGAGCGCAATTAAGTGGTTTGTCCCTGCCCTTGTTCAATTCTGCGGCAATGGCCAGGACGTGCTCGGACGTTGGAATCTGGTCGGCGACACCGGCATCCTTCATCCGTTGACCAACGTTGCGCAGGACCTCAGCATGAGCATTCATCAGCATAACTGGCTTTTTTGGGTCGAGTGTAGCATCAGCGGGGATAATCAACATAACTTATCCTCCCAATGTGTTGCAAATGCCACATTTTCCTTACACTCCAAGTGCCTTGCCTCTGATTAGAGGCTGATAACAGTTTGGACTAATCTAAATCGGTGGGCATTTCAATGGGGAAATCCCCTTGTATCTGTCCACAATTTAGACAATAACCAAACTCAACGTAATCCCCCCCACCAATGCCCATATACATTGGCACATACCCTTCGTAATCAATAGGAGTGCCATCGTCAGGTGGGTTATGGAAAAGGGAGAATCTGTCAGAGCACTTGGCTTGAACGTAAACCACCTTGTTAGACCTACACCTTTGGCATCTTGTCATATCAAGACTCCTTATGCTAGTGGTAGAACGGTCATGTAATCATGCACATGGCCGCAAACACAACACACGGGTGGGTAATCCCAGTCGCTATCGACAAAGATAGGATATACGTCTTCTCTGCCGATATCGACAGGCAGGCATTCGTTGCAGTATACTTCATCGTCGAATACACATGCCTCAAAGTCATATGCTTTGTAAGCAGGTAGCCTCATAGCAACATTCCTTGAGATGGTGGAATCTTGATACGTTATCAGCCTCTAATCAGAGGCAAGGCTTTGCCGATACCACCATTTACGGGGATTCCTCTATAAGGATTGAAGGGTTAAAAAGGCTCCGGGTCACCGTAACTGCGAAGGCAAGTTGCTGCATGTTGGAACACACGCGCCTTTTCGTCTTTTCCTTCTTCTTTTACAACCCTTCCCAGTTCTTCGAGATACCTTGCGCACCTTTCCATAGTGTCATGGTCCAGTTTGTTTTTGGGCGGTTTGGCAGGGGAATCCAACGTATCTGCATCTTTAATCGCGCGATACACTAGATTCCACAAATTCTTTTGGTAGTCCTTTAGTCCGGACTTCCACAAGTATGGTCTCAGTAATTCTTGAGCCTTGTGCTTTAAATCGACATTCTCTTGTAACTGCACGTCGATTTGCTCGGTGCCCGGACCTCTCCAACGATAAACGTATGCACAATTATCGTCGTTATAAGCACCGTCTACGTTGTAGTCGAAAGGCCCAAGAAGGAAAAACCCCAATTCGGCAAGGAACGTTCTTATGCTCGTATCCTTGGAATCATGTTCCGTTGCCGATGCGTAGAAATCCCAATCACTCTCAGGTTTGGCGGTCCCAAAGAATCGGGAACCGGTCAACCAGAAGTTGAATGGGGATTTCTCCATTTCGTCCAGGACGTTTTGCATCCTTGCGGTTTGCCCTTGCGTATTATGCAACATATCGACTCTCCTTAAACAGGGTTCCCGGTTGTGCCGAGAAATCCCCGTAAATGGAGGTATCGGCGTTTATCCACTTGTCAATGAACAAATCCTACCGGATTATCTATCTTAACGTGGAATAGTCTGTAATGAATCATGTAGTTAATCCAATGTTGCGCAGGGGGTAAACCACTTAGTCGGCCCGTACGGTCTGCGGTTTCGGCCCGCTGCCAGCCGTAACAGATAAGGAGGATTATCTAGATATTCACCAATCCCCGATAATCACTTATCTGATAGAGGACTAACAACCGACAAACCGCACACAACCCGTATCAGACCAAACTTAGGCCATGCGTCCTTGCACAGACCACCCAAGTTAAGGTACACAACCCGCTTTGTCAAAGACCACTAGGGCAGGCAAATTGCCCTATCCTCTACCTTAAGTGTACCATAAGGGATTTTGCGCGTCAAGAAAAAATCCTGGATTTTTTTTGATTCAGTTAGGGTTCTGTTAGGTGGCTTGTCGCATAGACCAAAATAGATAGGTTAATCTTCATTTCCCCCCTTGACTTCCTCATTGTGACGGTGTATAATGAGGATGGTGTAGGATCAGGCGAACGTTTTGTTAAAGGAGATTAAGTTATGGATGCTTCAACGATAATTGAAATGTGTTCGGAAGATACTCTTAAGGAATTGTCTGTTCTTATCAAATGTGAACAACAAAGACGTGAATCATTAAAACTAGGTTTATACAAGGATAATGAGGAATGTGAGGTTGCACCTGGTGATATGTCGTTAGATGATATATCTTGGCAAGATGTTAGTACGGTTGGTCAGTTACAAGACACTGTAATGATTCTTAATGATAGTGGACTAGATAAGTTGAGTGGATTGGTTAATGGACGTTTGGCAATGTAATGATGTGAATCAAGTTTGTAGACTTAGGGTATGTTTATTTTTTGCACCATTTTTATGTTTATATGTTTATAGATTTCAGCGTTAGAGCATTTTTGTGTATATTTTTCAACGGTGTGATTCTATGTTGATAATTTTCAACATTATGGCATTGAAGCCGCCCAAACACATAGATATGTCTACATACGCACGTATTATGGCATATTTACACTCAAATATGCACCCAAGTGCATACTATAGACCCCACCAAAACAAGTATTCATTGTTAACATGTTAGTTATGTCGTATACTACATATAGTGTATTCACTCTTGGCATGGCAATTATATATTAAAGTATATAATTTTCTGTACACAGAGGGGGGGTTCCAAAATTTTGTATATTTAAGTATATATTATTCGCCCCAATTCTGATAAATATCACTTATGTTGTATACCATATATTGTATACACACCTCTGAAACCTATTGTCCGAAAAATCACTGTCGGAAAACTGCTATCCGAAAAATCACTGTCGGAAATCTGCCGTCGGAAACCGTGCCGTCCGCGAAATGCGTCCGAGCGCCTCTTGTCGGCAATCTGCGGTCCGAAAAACCTTGTCGGAAATCTTGCGTCGGCGAAAGTCGCCTAGTGTGCTCCGGCCACAGTTTCACATGGACCCTAATGATTAACTTCAATACCATCCAGGTCATATGCAATCTGCTCCATGCCAAATTAAAATCCCATAGATTTCGCGTTTGGCACGTTACTTGATTCACACCCCTTGGTTACTTTGCAAGTTTCGTGCCAAATTGAAATTCCGTGGATTTTGCGTTTGGCATAATGATTGCACACAAAGCGAGTGTGCAAGTTCCGTGCCAAGTAAATCGGCCCGATTCGTAAACCCTTTGTTTACAAGGACTTACGCGATTCTAAAAAACCGCCAGGACATATTGAATCTGCTCCATCAAAGTTTTTTCGTAAAATTGCCGTAAACCCTTTGTTTACAAGGGCTTACGCAATTCTAAATTTCTCAGAAAAACTAGGATCGCGTTTGACCGCCGGTCGATACAGTGTATAGTAGTAGTGGATTTGGAAGCGGTCTTTGGCAAGTGAACGCACGGCTAGGTAATGCGGAAAGTCTTGTGCTGGCGGACAGGTTGAGACCTTGGACTAGTAACCGCCGATGGACAGCCCTTGTGTGATCAGGGTGGTGGTGAGGGAGGCAAGGCAACCCGGACGCGATAGTACGGCATCGGGCAAGTAAGCAAGGTAGCCTAGCCTATGGTAGGTAACCGTGGGCTGTCTAACACAAGGAGCAGACCGATGGAGTGCATGACAGCAGAGCAATTGTGGCTTGTGGTCGATGAGGCTATGGTGGACGCCAGGGATTACTACAGAGAGCGAGATCCGGTCGCTCTGACGGATGCGTTACACCGTGCGTATACGACCGCCCAAGAGGCGTTGGCCAAGATGTCGGAGGCGTAACGACAGTGGACGGCATAAGGGCAAGAGTGTTATTGTCCTCTTGCCCTTATGCCGCAGTGCTAACATAAGGAGCGGACCGATGGAAACCCCGGAGATTCTCGAACGAACGCACGTAGTGTGCTCTTATGGTGGCGAGTTGCCACAAATCGCCCGTGACGTTCTGCGCGACTTGCTGAGCGCAACGGCCCGGCGGACACTTGCGCAGACACTCAAATCGGCCGCAAAAGAGACAAGAGTGTCGGGTTGTCCAGAAACCGCAAAAGAGTTTCGGGCTTTGATTCCGCTTGTCTGGCAAGAGGGAGCCTAATCATGCGAAAATTGCTAAATCAAGAAGTCAAAATGCCCACCTACAAAGCGGACGAATGGAGCGATGGGCAATGGGCAGTTTGGTGGTGGCGATGGTCTGGCTGGACTATCCTGAAACTCTGCGATAGCCAAGAGGCGGCAGAGCGGCTGGCCGCTGCGATGGAGAGCGATGCGGGCGATTTCGCCAGCAATTATTAAGGAGCCTAGCAATGCTCTATCTCGGCTTGGCGGTTGTGTGTGTGCCTTATGCTATCATGTTGATAGCAGGGCTAATCTACGATGCTCAGAAGCGGAAAGGATAGGTTATGCTAGCAAGTTTCGCAAGGCTATGGGTGCTCCACTAATAGGAGGGTAACATATGCTAGCAATCATGCTTATCTTGGCCCCTATCACTGCGTTAGTGATTGTGGGCGTAGTGGCAGAGTGGGGGCATGACCCGCGTATTAACCCTTGGGCGTAAGGAGGCATGCCGTGAAATTGCACATCGAGATTGATTGTGACCGCTACGGTCACAATTGGCCTGCCGAGATTAAGCGGGTGCTCGCAAGGTTCGCGCACGAAATCCCGCAGCATCCACAAGACGATTGGGAGGGCAAGGGGCTTGTGTTGTGGGACGCGGCAGGCGCTTGCGAGTGTGGCAAAGTGTACGTGACAAGGGACTAGTCAATGTTAAGGGGCCTAATCATGGACGATAGACAATTGACACAATTCGTAAGAGAACTGAAACATGCATTGACGTATGAAGCGGAAATGGCAAGGGAGATTGACGAAAACTGGGAGCGCGAGAAAACGTTTCTCGACGCCAGAAAGATAGTCGAGAATCTGGCAAGGGATTACGTGGGAGCCTAATCATGCACAATCGACTTGACGCGCTTAGGACTGCTGCGGCGTTAGAATCCTATGCCGCACGCCTGCGGCGTAGGGCAAGGGTTCTAGGTCGCACAACCGATGTGCGGCCGCTAATCCGATTAGCCGACAGGGACGTGGCCCTGGCATCGGCTATTCGGTCCAGTAGGGCAACCGTTAATCAAGACTAGAGGATGGAGTGGCTAAGCCCGTCCAGCACTGAGGATAACTAGTATATCTAATCCCCTGCACCTGTTATGGGTGTGGGGGATTTTTTTTGCGCTATGATATGCAGATGTTAAGATGGGCAATATGTGCAGTGTGATAAGGTGTGCAATGTGATAAGATGTGCGTTCTAATTGCACATACAATCTAATCACGCATGGGTTATAATCAGATGTGCAATGTGATAAGATATGCACTATAATGAATTGTATTGGAACCAAGATATGTAGATATGTAGACGTGAGTCGCCCAGTTCTCCGCAAAATTAATCCTCGCGTGTGTGTAGAAATAAAAAATTTTTACATTACACACGTGTGTAGAGAAATTATTAAACTTAGTTCAAAATCATTACACTTTGGTTAAATCTACAATAATCATTACACTATGATACTTCTTTTCCAATTAGTCTTATTTTAGTTAACCGGGTTATTTAAAAAAATTTCCATATTTTCCCGTGCGTACTAAAACTTAAACAGGTTCTTAAAGATTAACCTTAAATCCTTAAAAATTGGGTAAGCCCCACAAGTAATAATTGTCAAAAATAACCACTTGAGCATTTTCATTTCCTTTCTTTATTTGATTTTCCCAATTTCTTTTTATTCTTATCAAAGTTCTCTCGAAATTGTTTTATTCTGTCAATTTCTTCCTTAGTCGTTGTGCCTACATTAAACCAACGATATTCACGTTTCTTTTGTTTACCACCTTTGTTATAATACCAATCGTGTAGTCGTTCTCTATTACACTGATTACAAATACTATCTTTACCTGATTTGCAATTTTTATTAGATGCAAATTCTTTCAATAACTTGACTTTCTTACAAATTCTACACTTTCTCGTTTTTGGTTTCATTGTGTTAGCATTATCCTTTCCTTATACTATATTGTACGGTTCCGGGGGCAAAAAGTCAAGGAAAATTCCAGAATTTTTTTAGAAAAATGTTCTACGAATGCCATTAAGTATATAGGAGAGACTATATTTTATCTTTTCTATATATGGAAAGCGAGCGGTGGAAGAAAATCCTGTTATAAAGATGAGTGCATTCGTCAGGGATGTGACTCCTGAAGGTGCGAATTTTCGAGAGTACGAATCCGCAAAGGATGTTTTTTTGTTAAAGTTAATTTTTAATGACGTTATTTATGAATATGTATGTTTAACTGGTAATGCAAAGATTAATAAAGTAAATGAATTAAAGAAACAAGGTTTCATTATTAATGACGAGGATGAAACAACTAAAGTTCTTAAATTTCTAAAACAAGAAACCGATGCCTAAAACGTATTTCAGCCCTGGTGAAAGAATCAAAGTAAATAATAATACGACCTTTGAGGGTTCGGAGTCTATGGATTACAAATTTGCCGGGTTAGTTGGTAAGGTAGAAAAATCAGGACATAACCTACTTAGTGTTATATTTGATAAAAAAGACTTCTCAGGCAATAATATTACCGGATTAATTTGGAAATGGAACTGTACAAAGGAGAAGAAAGATTCCGCTGCCAAAACCTCGAAAAAACGAACAAAAAGATGAATTTATCAGTCGTTGTATGAGTAACGATAACGTCCGTTCCGAGTTTGATAATCAGAAGCAACGAGTAGGTTATTGTTACGGTGCTTGGAGAAACAAAAAGAATAAGATGCTTAAAGAGTTATTGTTGGATGCTGCTGATAAACTGGACAGTTTAAAAGAAGGGAGTGAAACATGAAATCAGTAATTATTACAATAGTGAGTATGTCATTAATCCTTTTATCACTTGGTTGCAGCCCTGCTCAAACACGTGATTATGGCGTTCAAGGATACCGATTGTATACTAATTGGATTGCCGATAGTCCTTATTGGCCTGATGATGTTGAGCGATTAACCGATGAACAAGTTGATGCTTTTGCCAAGGCTTCTTGGGCAGAACATGAACGTGTTTATAATTGGGTAGATGAACAATTAAAAGATGATTAAATAAAATTATTAGTAGAATGAAGAGGCTTAACGGCGCTTTTCAGAGACTATGCTGTAATGACTACAGGATGGTTTTCTTTATATCTGATTAAAATAATTAGAATTGATTTTAATAGATATTGATAAATAGGAGAAAAATATGTTGTTAGATGCAAAAAAATATAGACGTAGAAAACCTAAAAAATTAACGGAACTCCAAATTAATGAGGTTTCTCTTGTTGATATGCCTGCTAATGAAATACCTTTCGCTATAGTAAAACGTAATGAATTAAGCACGGAAAAAACAAAATGGACGACTGCTTATATAAATGATTTGCCTGATTCTGCTTTTCTTTACATCAAACCTGGTGGTAAAAAAGATGATGAAGGTAAAACAAAGCCTCGTTCGTTGAGATATTTTCCATATAAAAATAAAGAAGGCAAAATAGATTTACCACATTTGCGTAATGCAATTGCCAGGGCACCACAAGCAAAATTACCTAAATCCGTAAGGGATAGTGTTCAAGCAAAGGCTAAAAAGATTTTGGCTCGTGTGACTGGTAAAAAGAAAATAAAGAAGATTCAATCTGCTGAAATTGTTATAAAGACAGATTTCACTAGAGATGGAACTACTTTTACTATCAATGGTGATGAATTAAACGTTGAGAAGTTGGATAATTTTCATTTCTCATATGTAAAACCGTTAGAAAATCAATTAGTAGATTCAGTAAACTCAGCAGATTCATTTGTATATAAACCATTTAATTTTGGTTATACCATGATAGATGAAAAAGAAGATGATGGATTAGAAGTGATTTCCTATAATTTTGCGAAAGGAACGGATACAGAAATGAATGAAGAACTAAAAGAGACAACTAAATTATTATTTGGTGAAGAAGTTAATATTGCAGAAGGGTTAACTGATGAAGAACAAATCGAGTTAGCCAAAAATCTAAAAATCATTAATGATTATTCTTCTGATTTTCCTGCGGATTTGGCTAAAGCAATCGGTACTGCTTTACTGATGAAATCCTCTGATAATATTCCTTCTAAAGTTGCAGATATTTTGCGCGAAACTGCTGACAAAATTGGTGAATTAATAGAAGATAAAGATGAAGAAGAGGAAGAAGAAGAAGAAGAAGAAGAAGAAGAAGTTGATGATGACGATGTTAACGAGGAAGAGGAAGAAGAAGTTGAAGATGAAGAAACTGATGGTGACGATGAAGAAACTGAAGAAGTAGAAGAGGAAGAGGAAGAGGAGGAAGAGGAGAAAGAAGTTGATTTATCCGATGATGACATTGATGAAATACTTGAAGAAGCATCAAGTGGTATTATAGATGAGTTGTTTGGTGAATAAACTAGATATAATATTAGGAGAAAATAATGAAGATTTCTAAGAAATCAAAAAATAAAATTCGTAAACGCCTTATTGCTAAGATGGAAAAGGCTATGCAAGAACGTATTAAGGCTACTGCAAAACGCAAGAGTTCTGAACCTGAGTTTGAAAATCAGGAGTTTGACTCTAACGATAAAGAACAAATGGCCAAGTTTTATCGTGGTGCTTTAACTGGTGATTGGCGTTCTGCTAATGCACAGTATAAGTTATATAAACGATTAAACAAGGCTCAGGCTGAAGGGTTGGGTACTACCGGTGGTTTCTTGGTTCCCCCAGAACAAGACCGCACGCTTATCGAGTATATTCGTGCCAAAACCGTTGTGCGTGGTATGCCGGGGATTCGTACTTACAACATGAAATCGAATATCCTGGAAATGCCCCGCATGGATTCCGGCGCTACTGCTTCTTGGGGTGCTGAGAATACAGCAATTACTTCAAGTGCCGTTAATTTCGGTCAAGTTCAGATGATTCTGCGTAAGTGCGTTGGGTTAGTTCGTATTTCCAATGAACTTATTGAAGATGCGGACCCAAGCATTGTTGATATGATTAATCGTGACTTAACCGAGGAAGTTGCAAAACGTGTTGATATCGGCTTACTAGAGGGTACTGGTGGTGATCAACCTCTTGGTATTTATTATCAACCACGTATTAACTGGACTGACCTTGGTTCTTCCCCTGATTTTGATGATTTTTATGATGCTTTATATCAGGTACGTTTACATAATCACGAAGTTAATGCATGGGTGAGCCACCCACGGCTAGAAAATACACTGCTTAAGTTACGCACTGGTGATTCCCAATATCTGCGTCCTTACGTTGAGGGCGTTTCCGGGAATGAGCCACGACTACCGCGATTAATGGGCTTGCCTATTTATTACACTACTAATATTCCTATTACTGGCCGTGATTCAACTGATGATTCTTATTGCATTGGTGCCGACTGGTCACAAATTATAATTGGGGATCATAACGGATTAAGACTAGAAGCCAGCCGTGAAGATCGATTTGAATATGATCAAACAACTGTTCGCGCAGTTTATCGAGTTGGTATTATGTTACGACATCCAGAAGCAGTCGTTCTAATTAAGGGCATTGATGCTTAAGAATAGCATCATTAACTAAGAAAAAGATATGGAGGTATAATATAATGGCTTTCGACCTATATTCTAAATCAAGAACTGTTGACTTTGGTGGTGCTGCTACTACTCCAAATGCCGCTGTTTGGGGTAGTGAAATGTTTATTGGTGATGCTTATGACGGCATTCTTTATGTTAATCTTGAGAGTGCTAGTGATGAGATGTCCAATATATCCGTGCGTGTTAGCGCAACTAGTGATTTCAATGCTAGTGCTGCTACTTGTGCCAGTGCCGCAGTTAATGCTATAGTTTCAGATTGTGTTGGCACACCAACAATTACTGGTGGTAAAATTAATGCTAGTGATGGTGTGGCAGACGCACAATATGTGTTTTATGTCAGCAAACTGAAACCATTTGTGAAGATTTATGGTGCTGGTGACTCCGGTGAAAATGGAGAGATGACAGCAGTTCTAGTTGCTACCAATCTCGGTGAAGCACCACACAAATATAGTGATGTTGTTGCTACTTACTAGTAATTAAATAACAATTTCCTTCCTCTGTGTTGGATTGATGAAAAGGAGCATCCTTTCATATGAAATGCAACACAGTTTTCATGGTGAGGAAATAGATAAAGGCTTTCTACTGCTCCTTTCACTTTATCTATTTCCTACCATACGATATGAACTAGAGCAATCTCCTAGATTCATACGTGGAAGGTGAAGAGATGCTAAAAATTAAGGAGAAATATAATGGCTTTAGCCGCAAATAGAAAACAAGGCGCATTACAAGTACAATATAATTCTGTAACAATGCGTGACGATAAAAAGTTTTATTTTGGTGATGATTGGGATGTATCATTAGAATATGATGCAAATGGTACTGGTTGTTTATCCATTGATGGTGGTGATACTCTTGTTGAAGATGGACATTATCTTTACTTTGGTAATGGTAAAGATGGTTCAATTCGAGAAAGTGAATCAACTGTATATACGGCAGGCGCTTGGGATTTTACCGGCGCTACTACTTTAACAACTCCTATTCCTACTGCTACTGCTGATACCGGTATAAAAACAGAAACGATTACCGTTAGTGCCGCCAGTATGATTGATGGTGGTACTACTACTGCAAGTGTTTCTAGCGCATCTAATGTATTTGAAGTTGGTGATTTTGTTTTAGGTTATGCTGCACAAGTGACCGCTGGTTTCACAGGGGGTGGTAATACTTCTGTTACTGTTGAAGTTGGTGATGGAACTGATACTGATAGGTTTGGCCCTGCTACTGATGCATCGTGCCATACTGCTGCTGAAATTGGTGGACTTTCACAAGGCATTCCTGTTATTGATGCTGCCAAACCACTTCATGTAACTCTTACTTGTGATAGTGATTTTAGTAGTATTATTGCTTCTGATGTGGGTTTAATGAATGTTAAGGTATTTTATATTAATGCATTCTAATATTAATTCATAATAGGTGTAGAGGTGGAGGAGGCCTCTACACCTTTTTTAAGAAAGGAGAATAGTTATGGCCAAGAAAACGGAAGTAAAATGTAAAGTTGTTAACAATGGTTATGTAGTTTTCAAGAGTGTTGAAAAGGATGCAGAAGGTAATGAAAAGGTGGTTCATCACAGTTATAAAGATGGGCAAATATTCATGTGTCCGTTAAAGAAAGCATTAGAATATGCACAAATTCAACCATTTCCACTGGTAGAAATTCTTGACGAAGATGAAGATGAAATCCCACCAGAGGTTGAAGAAGATGCAGAAGAAAGTCCAGAAAAAATTACTACAAAAGTAACTGGTAAAGATGGTATAAACAGAAAAAGTTAGATATTATCATTGAAAGGAGAGATAATGTGTTCTTTGACAAGTAAATATGGTAGGAGGATGGTATACTAGTAATTAACATTATTAGAAATATGGAATAATTTAAAGGGGCAGAAATGAAAAAGTTAATTGTAACTCGTTGTCATAGACAAAAAGAACATGATATGATTTCTTTAACCCATCCCATTCTTGAAAATTATGCAAATAAATGTGGTGCTGACTTTTTAGTTTTGGATGAATTAAAATATTGGGATTTACCAACTGATGATATTTTTCCAAAAGCCATGTATGCTGTATTTAGATGTAAAGAATTGTTAAATGATTACGATAGAATACTTAATATTGATTCCGATGTGTTGATTACTACAAATTGCCCAAACTTATTTGAAATTGTTCCATATGATTACATTGGTGGGGTTTGTGAGGATGTAGGTTCCAGAAAACATAATCGAAGACACCTTATTCAGTTAGTTCAAGAAAGATTTGGGGGAATAGGATGGACATCGGATTTTATAAATGGTGGTTTATGGGTAGTATCAAAACCACATGCTAATATTTTTTCTGCTATTAATGGTGAACTATGGAATTTATTTGGTTTGGAAATGACACATATAAACTATACTTTACAAAGGTTGGGGCATACTTTATGTAAATTACCGTTCGTATTTAATCATATGTCAATGTTTAGTGAACCTTGGAATAATAATGCAGATAGACTAAAGTCCCATATTATTCATTATGCTGGTGGAGCAAAGTTCCCTGGTAATGATAAAGATAGGGTTGAGTTGATGAAACAAGATGCTAAACAATTGGGGTTGACAGATGCTTAAATTATATCAAATGTTTCATAATAAGGAAACATTTGAACAATGTAGTAAAGATAAAAGAATCATAAAATTATGTGTAGGGTATGATTTAAGAAACTATGAAAATATAAATGGGGAATTTATTCTAGCAAACGAAGGTAAATACACTCAAAATCAATTAGTTGAATATCCTGGGTTTTATTGGGCAGCCAACCATATTGACAATGAAAAATATATTGGGTTTAGTGTATATCGACACAACAAAGTATGTAGGACTAAGAGATCAATAGAACAAGTTGTTTCATTAGATTATGATAACTTATTTCTGAGTACGGGTGTGGTTGCTTTTACTTATCATCCTTGGAATAATTTAATAAAACATGATAATATTGTTCACCCTGGTATGTGGGATTTTATAGGGAAGTGGTTGGTTGGAACAAAAAATATAACTGAGAATGAATGGAAAGACATTTGCAGAATTTCTTCACAAAAAACAAGTATTCTACGAAATTGTTTTATACTACCAACAAAATTATTCGTTGATTATTTCAGATTTTTGACTGATTTTGTTGAATATATCGATAAAAATTATAATATTGAAGCATACTCGTTAGATATTAAGGTTCCTGATAGAAATAGGGGGTGGGCTTATTTTTGTGAAAGAATAATAAATATTTACTTATTACATAGATACGGAAAAGATTTACGAATAGGAATAATTTAAAATGAATTCTAAATACATTCTAACTTGTCAAAATAAAAGATTTATTTATTATTTTATACCAAAATCTGGTTGTACTTCGTTAGCTGTATGGACACTTGAACAATGTGGGTATAGACAAGAAGATATATTAAAAAGTTACGACGCTGATAACCCAGTAACAAAACTTGCTAGAAACTTAATTGGTGTTGATATTGTAAATCCAAATAATAATTATTTTAAATTCACATTTGTTAGAAATCCATTAGATAGAGTGGTATCAGTTTTCTTAGAAAAAGTTATTAAAGACAGGGGAGAAACAGCAAGAACAATAGAAAGTAGATTAAGTTTAAATAATCCAACTTTTATTGATTTTGTTACCTCCTTAGAAAATATTAATATAGAAGAATTCGATGAACATTTAGCCCCCCAAAGTTCTTTAATAAAGGGGTTTGATTTGGATTTTGTTGGTAAGTTAGAAAATTTTGAGGAAGACTTTAGATGGTTACAAGAAAAAATCAATGTTAGTTCTTGGCCTTTAAGATTAAATAAAACGAAGATAGATAAAAATAAAAATGGGGATTATTCTTTAGTTAGTAAAATGGAACTGAGTAAAATGGATGGGTACCCCCCCTATTCTTGTTTTTATACAAAGGATATTAAAAGTAAATTAAATAGAATTTATCAATCAGATATTGACAAATTTGGGTATTAAGAAAGGTAGCAGTCATGGATAATGTTCTTACGCATTATGAATCTATAAAACAATTACAACAAGGAATAATGTGTAAACCTAGATTTGCAAGTTTGCATACTTCTAATTGTTGTAATCAAAATTGTAAAGGTTGTGCCTATGCAAATATAATTAATGGACAAGTTTTGGACTTTGATAATCAGAGAAAGATATTAATTGATTTAATGGATTTAGGTGTTCGAGGATTTGAGTTTGCTGGTGGTGGAGAACCACTATTAATACCACAAATTGTAGATTTATGGAAATTGCTCATTGACAATCAAAGAAAATTTGGTGTTCTAACCAATGGTACATTATTAACAGATGAAATGATTAATTTTATTGTTCGTCATGGAACATACATTAGAATTTCATTAGAGGCTACTGATGAAGACACTTATAGTAAATATAAAAGAGTTCCCAAAGATATTTGGAACAAGGTGTTAACAAATGTGGAAAAGTTAGTTGCTTATAGAGATGAGTTTAATTCATCGTGTGAAGTTTCAATAAAGTTTTCAATAGGCAAATCCCTAAAAGGTGAAAAGTTCATACAAAATGGAGTATTGCTAGGAAACAGATTAAAAGTAAACAATGTTCAATTTAAAGCGTTAAGACATGAACCAGAGGAATTAAGTTTAGATGCTAAACATGAACAAGAAATATTTCTAAATCATTATTGCCAAGACAAGAAATTTAGATGGTGGGTTATTCCTTGGGATTATGAAGATATTCCACAATGTTGGTTAAACCCATTACACGTGGTTGTGGATTATAATGGAGATGTACACCTTTGTTGTTATTATTATTATAGAGATAATTATAAACTGGGAAATATGTTACAAACCCCAATTAAAGAATTATGGTATAGTGATAAGCATTTTGAGTTAATAAAGAATATTAAAAGAGAGGAATGTGCAAAAGTTGATTGTAAGTTTTTTAGGCACCACAAAATAGTAGACGAAGCGTTCAAGAATGGAGCAATTGAGTTTCTATAATGAATACAATAATAACTACTACTATTAACCCACCAACAGAAGCAATTATTAAATATGACAATATGCTTGATTGGAATCTTATTGTTGTAGGTGATGAAAGAACTCCTGAAGATTATAAATTAGAACATGGAACATTTTTATCCATTGATTATTGTAAAGAAAATTATCCTGATTTACACAAGATAATTGGTACAAACAATATTGACTTAGGGCGTATGATTGGGTTTATTGAAGCATATAAAAATGGTGCAGATATAATTGCCACTATAGATGATGATAACATACCATTAGAAAATTGGGGTAAGAATATTGCAGTAGGGCAGGAAGTAGATGCTTTTGAATATTTCTCAGTTGAAAAAGTATTTGACCCATTAGGTGTAACAGAACATGCTAATTTGTGGCATAGGGGATTTCCGCTAGAACTTATTGATAGACGTAATTATTTACGTGGTAATTATGTAAAAGTAAACCCATTGGTACAGGCTAATTTGTGGAATGGTGCCCCTGATATTGATGCAATTTGTCGCAAGATGTACCCTTATGATGTAAACTTTGGTATAAGTCATTATTTCTATGGTAAACGTATGATTTGCCCATTCGATACCCAAAATACTATAGTTCATAGAAGCATTTTAAAATATTATACTACATTACCACATATAGGTAGAATGGATGATATTTGGGGAGCATATTTACTGCAATCAAAAATAAAAGATTGTGTAGTATTTGGACCTGCTACGGTTTACCAAGATAGAAATATACATGATTTGAATAAGGATATTGATGAAGAAATATTAGGGTATAAGTATTCTATGGAGTTTATTGAAGCATGTTTAGACAGTTATGAAAGTGCGTTAGAATATTTACCAACTAGAACAAGAGAATGTTATTTGGCTTATCAAGAATATTTTAATTAAGAGAAAGACTGATGAATATAGATAAAATAAAGAATTATCCTAAATATAAAAACATAAATAGTAGAAGTGGGCCAGGAGCAGAGAAATTAATATATCCTAAAATTATTAAACACAATGCTTCTATTGTATTAGAAATAGGAACACATAAAGGGCATTCAACAGCATATTTGGCCGCCGCTTGTAAAGAAACCAATGGAAAAGTATATACTATTGATATAGACAAAAATGCACAAAATCAAGCCAAAGAATTTATTGAATGGTTAAAACTCGATAATGTAGAATTTATACTTGGGGATTCATTGGAAAAGTTACCTGTTTTGTTAAGTTCTATTACACCAGTGATAAGTTTTATAGATGGTAAACATTCTTATGAATATGCTTCACAAGAATTTAATCTTATTTGGAATAAATGTAATAAATTAAGCAATTATGCAATCATTTTAGATGATATAGGTTACGTACATATTGATGGTAAAAAGGATGGTGGTATTCCTAAACTTATTAAAGAGATAAAAGATAGAAATATTTCTTATACTATAGAAATGGAAAGATACGCAGTGATAGAAAAGGAACAGATATGAAAAAAGTAGTGTTATTCATGGTAGCAGGTATAGGTAACATTGTTGAAGCAACTCCTATGGCTGTAGCATTGGAAAAATTAGGATACGTTGTTGAGATTGTATTAAGTTCTAATTTCCCAGGTATGGAAGATTTGTTACCTTGGAAATGTTACAACCCGGAAAAAGTTAATTTGGAAAATTGTTATGATATTGGTTTATCTTATTGGGCTAGAGGTAATAAGTTCCCTGATAAAACTCCTGATGGTAAAAAGTTAAATGTTTATAGTACCAGACTTAATATTCAAGAATATAGTGAAATAGAATGTAATATGGATGTAGCAAGACAAATGGGGTATGAAGATGACACCCCTGCTACTAAATTAGTTGTTCCAAAAGTGAAAAACCCTGTGGATGTTAGTAATTATGTAGTTATTTGCCCAGGTTACCAAAAGTCAACACAACATGCTAATTGGAGTAATAAGGCATACCCACGATGGGGTGAAGTTATTGAACTTATTGATAAACCTGTAGTTGTAGTAGGCACAGAGGATGAAAATGAAGATTGTTTTGAAAAAGCAGATATTAACATGTGTGGCAAAACCGACTTATTACAGTTGGCAAAAATATTAAGTGAGGCAAATGGAGTTATTGCTTGTGATAATGGCCCAGCACATATGGCGGATGCTTATAAGGTGCCTACGGTTGTATTGTTTGGACCTACAAGCACATTAAAAAATGCTTACTACCAGGCTAAAATTATGTTTATGCCTAATAATGTGGTAAATTGTCGCCCTTGTCAACAAAACATAGAAAAGATGAGCAATTGTAAAAATAATATATGTATGAAATATTTAGAACCAAAACAAATAGTTGCAACTTTAAATAAAGCAATGGAGGAATAGTAATGGCCACTCAAGTATGGACAACTTCTGGCAGCGATATGGTTACAGTCACGTCTGCTGCTACAAATATAATTGCGGCACAACCAGATAGAACATTTTATCACGTAATGATTTCCAATGGTGATTCTGGTTCTGATTTATTATACAGTCTTGATGGTGGTTCCCATTGGGGGCGTATTGAAGCAGATAATTCTAAATCATTTGATGGTGTTCGTATAAAAAATACTAATATTCAAGTAAAGGCTATTGGTAGTGAAATTGTTTCTGATGTATATGCGGAGGCATGGTAATAATTTCAACAAAACCAAGGCAATTACAAAGTTTCAAATTAATCATTGAAAGGAGATAAGTATGAGTATTCGTTGTGCCCACATCGTTGCAGTAACACCACATAGAGCAGGTATTTATGAAACTGCAAGAGAAATAGTTATAGGGGAACGGTCACAAGGAATTGATGCTAGGATTGTTGACTGTGGTAACAAATGTGAAGCAGGTTTAGTTAATAAAAAACGCAAAGAATTGGAACCTTACTTTGCACATTTGGGTGTTGCCAGAAATGCTGGTATTGAAGGCGCAATTAATTATCTAAAAACCACAGAAGCATTCAATGTTGAATGTGTTAAAAAAGGAACTGAAGATAGAGGAATTATCATTGAAGACAATGAGTGGGTTATTAATGAAGCAGATATAATAGTAGGACATAGTGGTTTTCATAATGAAATACAGAATCTAAATAAACCATATATTATGTGTGCTCATGGTAGACCTAAAAGTTCTTTCTTATTAGAATATTACAAAGAGTACTCAGTTTATGCTAGTTATGTAAACATGAATCACGATAAAAGGATTCTTAAGTTTATCACTTTTTGGAAAGAATATATTCCTAACATTGCTATGTTAGTTAATCCTGAGAAGATTGAGTATGTTCCTCCTTGTGTAGATACGAACTTCTTTAATCCTGAAGGTGAAAAGTTTGATTTCCCAGATAACAAAAAGTTTAATATTATCATTGTTGATGTGTGGAGAAAGGATATTGACCCTTATCACGTAGTACATTGTTGTCATTGGTTTTGTAAGAAACATCCAGAAGCACAATTTCATATGTTCGGTTGTAAACCACCTGATGATATGGGGCCTTGGAAAATATTATTAGGCAAATGCCAAAAGGAAGGCACATTAGGTATAGTTACTGGAATGATAAAAGAAATCGACAAGGTATATCGCAGTGCGGATATGATGGCAACACCTCACACGATTGCCACACGTACTGTTAGAGAATCGCTTGCTAGTGGATTACCATTAGTTGCAGAGGAAGGAAATCCTTATACTAATTATCATGCACCATTATATAATTATGATAGATTTATAGGTGAAATGGAAAGATGTTATAAAAGTATACAACTTGATAAACAATCTACTAGCATGAAGATGAGAAAATCTGCTGAAAAACATTTTAGTATGGAAAATACTGGTAAAGCCATGAAAAAAATCATTGAGAACACTCTAGAGGAATGGAAAAGTGTTGATTTAACACCTGAACAAGTATTACACGAAGCAGTAGTTATGTAGAAAACTAAATTATAAATAAAGGAATTAACCATGAATAAATTATTAGCAAGCATCGGTGGTAGAAAATGGATTGCTACATTAATCGGTATGGGCCTGATATCTGCTATGGTGTTTACTGGTCAAGATTTGGAAACTATTAAGTGGTTTGGTTTGTTCGTATCCAGTGTTGTAATAGGATACAATATAGGACAGGGCTTTGCTGACGGTGTTTCTAACGGGAGAACTTCTTCTAAGGACAGGTAAATGTCAATTCCAGAATGCACTAGTATACGAATGTTCAAAGATTTACTAAAGGAAATCTTACATGATTCGTGGTATAGAAATGACTTACATTTTTCCGAGAAACTAGCGCAAAAGGCGCAAAAGGCGCTAGACTTGCTTGATGAAATGGTGTACACAAATGGAACTGATATGTATGCTGAGTTCTTATCACTACTAGAACAACCTTTAGACATATTAATAGAAGATATGAAAAATAGATTAATAGAAAGGGGAAATAATGGCTGAGATTCTTTTTAAAGTAGGTGATTCTGGTGGTTCAAAGGATGGTGATATTATTAGTATCAAACCCGATGGGTGGTTAATCCCCGCTTCTGATATGGTCGAATGGATTGATAATGATATTGAACCTACTATTTTAAGTGAAATGCCCAATTATTTACAACGACGTTGGCGCCAACGAATTTGTGAATTAAAATGGAAATTAAATCATACAGCAAAAGAAATAGCCAAAGAGTTTAATCTTGGTGATGAGGAATCTGGTAATATGGAAAAAGAAATTGCTATTAAGAACGCTAATAATTTTAAAACTGAAGGTGCTGATACATCATGGGGAAGAATGGACCTTGTGACTCATGCAGCAATTAGAGTAGATGGACTTTCATTACATGATATAAATGAATTAACTGATCGTTTTCGTGATGAAGACCATGTTGGGTATATTAGAAACAAACGTAGGTATGGTTTACAATACCGAAATATTTTACCAATTAAAAAAATTAATATGATTTTAGATAAAAAACGACGTGTGAATGTAGATAGACGAAACCCAATATCTAAAACACAATTATTAGCAGCAATACGGGAGAAAACAAGATAATGGCTTGGCCCGATGGTGGTACAAATGAAGTAGTTGAAAGTATTGGTGCAACTGGGCGTGATTATTCCACTATCGCCGCCTGGGAATCTGCTACGGACGAGGATTGCACAACAGGTTGGGGTACAGGCGTTTATGCTGACCCGTGCTCACCAATGGGTGACTGTTACGACGATGCGGATTTTGACGAAAGATATGTTTTGAGTGGAGCGACGACGGATTCTACCCATTATCGCCGATTGACTGTTCATGTTGGAGAACGACATGTGGGCAAGGAAGGCGCCGGAGTGACACTCGTTATTGACCAGGAATATGATGTAGTGATACAAGACTTATACATCGTTATTGAGTGGTTCTTACTGACGGGAACGGGAAACAGATCTGGCCCAAACAATGCCCCCGAAAACTCGCGGTGCATGATACGCAACATCGTCTGCGCCACAACAGAATCCATGAGTTTTTATATTGCGAATTGTGGAGCGGGTACAGAAGCCTATCTCCGCAACTGTAGTATTTATGGAATGTCTCAGTATGGGATTCATGGCGCTTCAACCATACCCTGGATTGTCCAAAATTGCAGTATACTTGGCACGGCTGATTATACGCTAAGGTATGCAACTTGCACAAACGTAATTGCCTCGTCTTCGACGGGAACACACATATTTTTTAACTGTACTGGCGATTACAACATCGGCTCGGACACAAGCGCCCCCGGCGGTCACAGTATCCACAGCATTGCTCCGGCTGACTTGTTTGAGAGTATTGTGAGTGGATCGGAGGACCTGCACCTCAAGGATGATAATACAGCCGCATCGGGTGCGGGCAGCGACTTGAGCGCTAGTTTCACTACTGATATTGATGGCGAAACAAGGACTGATTGGGATATTGGAGCAGATGAATATGTAAGTGCAGCACCACCTACAGGTGGTAGATTAATAAGTCCTAGAGCATTATATCACTATAGAATGAGGAGGGCTGGATAAGTGAGATATTTGCGGCAAAATACCGCAGTTTCAGAAATAATTGGTCCATTTGTAGATGTATCTGATGCTGTTACCCCTGAAACTGCTCTTATTGGTAGTGATATGACTTGTGCTATCTTTTTCGGCCCACAGATTCAAATATCCGATTTCCTTGATTCTTCCAGGTTTGTTCATAAGAAGTATGGCTATTACACATTATCCTTAACGGCTAGTGATACAAACACTACTAGTGGAATTGTAATCACTTTAGCCAGTGATAGTGTTTGTCTTCCCGTTTGGGTTAATTATAGAACTCTTCCTACTAATGTGTACGATTCTCTGTTCAAAGGTAATGATTATTTACAAGTTGATACTCAATACTTATCTGGCAATGCTATTCAACAAACTGGTGGGCACGTTCATGCTTACGATGATGTTGGTAACGCTATTGCTACTAGTGCATCTATTGCAGGATTGAACGATATATCAATAAATGATATTACTGGTGATGGTACAACTGTTAGTGCCTTACAAGTATATGGTGATACTTCATGGACTACCGCTACAGGGTTTAGTACCCATGCAGCAAGCGATGTTTGGAATGTCGCTACTAGAGAATTGACTGCTGGTACTAGGGATACTGAGATAGATAGTATTAAAACAACTACCGATAAAATACAGTTCAATGCAAATAGTGATGTTCTTGCCACTCTTGATGGTGAAACTGTTGTCTTAAATGCTACTCAAAACGAATATACCCCTGCTACATCTGCTGCTGTTGTAGATATAAAAACACAAATAGGTCGTTTATCAACAGGTGTAGGTGGTTTAAACGTATTAGCAGAAGGTTTTGCGAAGGATGCTAATGAACCTGAAACAAACGATTACACCTTTACACAAGAAGGTGATGAAACTTATCATATTGTTGAAGATGATGGTGGTAACATTAATTTCTATTACCAATTCGATGTAGGCGGTAATGGTGTAGCAAAGGCTTTTGAGTGGTTAGGTTACGTACAAAGTAAGGGTGATAGTGTAGATGTAAAATATTATGATTGGGACAGTTCATCCTATAAACAAATTACAATACTAGAAGGTGATAATGGCACAACCCCCATTGCAGAAATATTTAGTGTCCCTATAAACGCTACAGGTACGGGTAATAATTTAGGCAAAGTAAGATTACGATTTGAATCGACAAGTGCTACTGCTATCGCTACTGATAGGGTGTTGTGTGAAAAATCTGTTGTCACTAAATCTGTAGGTTATGCTGAAGGCGCTATATGGATAGACACTAACGCTGATAATACTAATACTGAGAGTTATGTTGACGGTACTGCCGATAATCCGGTAAGCACTTGGGGAGCCGCAAAAACAATATCCAGTGATATGAATATCACAAAATTTGAGATAAAGAATGGTTTCTCTATCACTATGGATACTAATTGTGATAACTTTGTATTTAACGGTTACGGGTATAACTTTGATTTAGGTGGCCAACAGTTTAAAAATGCACATATTAAAGGTGCAAACATTAGTGGTACTGGTACGAGTGGTGATGGTAAATTACACCTTATTGGGTGCACTGTAAGTGATTGTGTGCTTGGTAAAACAAACATGAATGATTGTTTATTCATAGGTACAATTTCACTGTCTACCTCTGATACTTACACATTTAATGATTGTGTAGCAGGGGATTCTGGTAGTGCCCCACCAATAATTGATTTCAACGAAAAGACTGCTGCTGTTGGTTTGCGTGGTTACAAGGGTGGAATTAGATTAAAGAATATGAACTCAGGTAGTAAGTTTACTATACAAGGTAATGGTAAACTTATAATAGATTCTTCTTGTAGTGATGGTGGTACTATTGGGGTTCACGGTTGTATGACAATGAGTGATGGTGTTGCTGGTGGTTTTAGTGGTACTATTAATGATGATTCACGCATGGAGGTTAGTAATATTAGCACTGGTTTGTGGAGTTATGATACAAGAACATTAAGTGCTAATACTAATCTGAATGACCCTACTGCTAGCGATATTGCTGACGCGGTTTGGGATGAGTTGGTTAGTGACCATACAAATGTTGATTCATTTGGTAAAGCAATTTCCGATATTAATATAAATAATTGGAATTGGTTTGTTGATGGAACTAATGGTGATAATAATAATACAGGACGAAATTGGACAGAATCACTATCCACTGTGAGTGCTGCTGTTAGCAGGGCTTCTAACGGTGATATAATTAACATAGCCCCTGGTACTTATAATGAAAACGTAGATGCTTCTTCATTATCCCCAATAACATTTAGAGGAGCCGGTTGGACAAATACAAAAATTAGTGTTGATACGAGTGATGCAGCATTACAGTTCAGTTCGGATATAGCATTATATGATATTTGGGTGGATAGTACTAATAGTGGTAGTCATGGTTATGGCGCAGTATTTACGAATGATGGTGGGGACGTATTTATTGAAAATTGCAAAATTACTGGGCCTAAACGTTTTGCACTTAATTTAAGTAATGCAGAGAAAAATGTTATAATTAGGAAATCTATAATTCTTGGTAGCGAGTATGGAGTCCCTACTTTTGTAACAGATAATTTATTGGTTGAAGATTCAATTTTTGGTGTTTCGGATTGGACAAATTGTTTGTCTGCGAACTTCGTTGCTACAATAAATAACGTTGGAATAATTAGAAATTCGTTATTCTATGCTTATGATGGTTGTGATTCATTCCCCGTAACTGCACTTGGTGTTGTTGGTAATGTTTTAATTGAAGATTGTTGTATAGATGCTAGAAACATAAATGGTAGTAGCGCTTTTGGTATCGTGAGTGGTGAGGGAACAACATATGTTAAAAATTGTGCTATTACTACTTCAGATATTACTGGTTCTGATAGTTATGATTTATCTAATGAAAGTGGTACATTATATGTATGTAATACTTCATATGATAGAACTAAAACAAATGGTACACTTACGGAAGTTTACCCAACAATGGAAGACACAATTGATGCAATTTGGGATGAACTAATTAGTGACCATACTACTGCTAGCACATTTGGCAAGGCTATAAGTGATATAGACACAGATACAGATGATTTGGCTACTAGTGCAGCAATAGCAGAACTAAATGATATCGCAGCAAGTGATGTTACTGGTGGGGTTACCGTTAGTGAACTACAAACATATGGTGCTAGTTGGGTTACTGCTACAGGATTCAGCACCCATGCAGCAAGTGATGTGTGGAATATTGCAATTAGAACACTAACTGCTGATACCAACATAAATTATCCAAGTAGTGATGCTATTGCTGATGCAGTTTGGGATGAAGTTATGTCAGACCACATAACTGCAAATACTACGGGTGATTATCTTAGTGATGCTGCTAATGTTACTATTTCCATAAGTAATACAGATATATCAGATATAGTAGATGGTGTGTGGGACGAACCTATGACAGACCATACAATTGCTGGTAGTACTGCTGATGTTTTGTCTGATGCTGGACAAACAGGTACAAGTGCCGAATTAATTGCTGATGCAGTTTGGGATGAACTAATTAGTGACCATACTAATATCGGTACAACAGGCAATGCTATGTCTGATATTAGTTTGCTATCAAATGACGGTTTAGCGGATGCAGTTTGGGATGAGTTGGTTAGTGACCATCAAACTACTGGTACTTTTGGTGCTTATATGTCTGATATTGATACTGCCGGTCATGGTGCAACCCCTAAAACTTATACAATTACGGATGACAATAATAACCCGATTGAGGGTGTAAGTGTTTGGGTAACAACTGACGTTTCCGGCAATAATATAATTGCTAGTGGTACTACGGATTCTAATGGTCAAGTAATATTTTATCTAACATCTGGTGATACAGTATACATATGGTCAAGAAAAGACGGGTACACGTTCACAAATCCTGATGTGGAGGTTGTTTAATGAGTAATTGGACTGGTGTTGGTACAGCATCTACTGATGGAAATTATAAATTATGCACATTGGCAGATGTTAATTCTTATTTGGGGTATACTTTAGGTGATGACACAAATAGAGATACTTTGTTAAATAATCTCATTGATAGAGCCACTGATGCCATTGAAGAATATTGTGGTAGAAAGTTTAAACAAAGAACATATAGATTAGAGCGTTATGATGGTGATGGTGATAAACTATTATTCCTAAATAATTATCCTATTTACTCTATTGACAGGGTTGCTACAGCCACTAAAACAGCATTTAGTGTTAAATGTAGCGTAGATGACGCTACATTTGCTAGCATTGATATTGATTCTGATGGTGTTACTGTTACACAAATAGGTGGAACAAATGAAGGCAGTAGTGACATTTTGTTCTCTAATTATGCTACAATATCAGCAGTTGTTGCACAAATAAACACATATACAGATTGGACTGCTACAGTTGCAACCAGTATGGGTGGTTATGTTTCCAGTGATTTACTTGATGTTTGGGGTGCATATTGTCTAGACCAGACATTAGATGTTTACACAATTGATACACCAATATATGATTTCTTGGTATGGCGTGAGGGTGGTAGGGAAATGGGTATTCTTTATCGTAACAGTGGGTGGCCAAATGGTAGAATGAACATTTCGATTAGTTATAATGCTGGTTACGCAACTATTCCTGATGATGTAAAACAAGCATGTATAGAAACTGTTGCGGCATTTTTCAATAGACGCAAACGAGATACTGGGTTAAGTGGTGAAAAATTAGGTGATTATAGTTGGACTGCTGCTGGAGGTAACGTGGGTTATGCTTTGCCACAACATATAAGGGATATGTTGATTACACGTAAGCACATTCCAATCATAGGATAATAAAATGAGTCTCAGTAGTTTACTAGACAAGGAAATAATTATACAGAAAAAGTCTACTGGTTCAGTAAGTTCCATAGGTGCTCATACCGGCAGAGGTTATGAAGATTGGATTAGTGACGTTAATGCACGTATTCAACCGTTAAGTGGTGAAGAACGCAATTTATATGATCAAACAGTAAGTAAAGTTACGCATAAAATATACATAGAACCTATTGCGAATAGTGATATTGTTGCTACAACTTGTCGAATTAAATATGGAACTAATTATTATAATATAAGTGCTGTACGTAACATAGATGAACAAGATAGATTAATAACGCTCGAATGTGAAAAAGAGGATTAGTTCATGTTTGACATATTTGAAGGCATTTATTCCGCGTTTGTAAGTGATAGCACATTAAGTGGAGCAGTTACGGGTTTATACCCTGTTGTTGCTCCTGAAGATGCAGATTTCCCATATATTACGTATCATTGGATTGCCAGTAACCAGGAATGGGACTTTGGACTTGTTAAATACGAAACACCATTAATACAATTTAGCATTTTCTCAGATGATGTAGATAATCCTAGTGAGATATTACAAATATGGAGTGATTTAACAGCAGTATTTGATAATGTATCATTATCACTAGACAATTATAATCAAGTATATTTTACCAGGGGTAATTCAATTGGCCCTATGAGAATTGAAGGAGAAGAAGTGCTTGTGCTTACAACTGATTATGATGGAATGTTCAGGGAGAAGTAATATATGCCTAGCGTTCGAGATTTTCACATAAATTGGCATGGTAAAGAAATTACTGATAAGGTTATACATCATCTTAAAGGTAAAGTTAATGATATGGGTAACTATGTCAAAGATGAGGCCATTAGAAGTATGAAGCATGACCCAAAGAGTGGTAGATATTACTATGGTAGAAGTGGTAAAGTTTATCAGGCATCCGCTCCCGGTGAAGCCCCTGCTGTTGATACTGGTAGTTTAGTTAGAAGTATGAGTGTAAATACTAAAACGGGAAAGGATAGTATTGTTGCTTATGTAGGAACTATGAATGAAAGTAAACATGATACTCAATATAGAAAGGGAGTTTCGCTTGTTTTAGAGATGGGTTTAGGTAAATTGAGAGATTGCCCTAGACCATTCTTACGACCAGCATTAAAGAAATTGGAAAAAGATGTTAAAAAATTTATGGAATAGAGAGGTAGGTATGGATGAACTTGAAACAAAAGTAGCAACTTTAGAAGAGCGCCAAAAGGCGCAAGATGATAAATTCTTAACCTTCCAAAATTTAATAAAAGAAGATTTAAAGGAAATTAAAGATACCATAGCACGAATTGAAAAAAGACAAGTTGGTAACGGTGTTGGAGGGTATGGTATTCGTATTGATAGACTTGAACAAAGTGAAAGAATTAGAAATAAACGATATTGGTGGTTATTAGTACCAATTTCGTTGTCAATCATGGCAATTGCGTTTCGTGTTGTTGTTTGGGGTTTTTAGTTGTAACTTAAGGTTTTAATGGGAATAAGTCAGTTTTGGATCAATTAAATAAGGAGGAAAACAATGTCGGCTTATCATGGTCGTGGTGGAAGTGTAGCATGGACTAACATGACACACTTAAATGCAAATGTAAATAGTTGGACAATAGATATATCTGGTGATGAAGAAGAAGTAACTGCTTTCGGTTCACCGACTAATTCGGCACCATACCCACGTCAATATATTCCTGGTCTTACTGCGTGGTCAGGTAGTTATGATGCAAGAATGGACTCTGTTTCGGGTGGCAGTGTAAGTATGTCGGATGTAGGTACAATGGACACATTGACTTTGGAAACCGGCAATGTTACTTATACGGGCAGTGCTTTCATTACCGGATTTAGTCCAACTATTCCTGTTGATGGTGTTGCAACCGTAACTGTGACATTTCGCGGTAAAGATGCAGTTACCATTAGTTAATATGTAAACAATTAGGAGACTAGATTATGAGTGCGTTTCATGGTAGAACGGGTGCAGTATATATTGGGCAACCGTATTGCTTAGAGTTATCGAACGATGCTTCTACAACTGTTGCAGATGATAGTGTATTCGATTTTCATAACACAAATTACTCTATTGAAGTATGGTTTTCTAGCAGTAGTAACCCCGCAGCGAAAACCAATATAATTAGCAAAAGGAATGGTGCTGCTGATACTATTTGCTCTGATGCTGGTTGGGAAGCCATAATTAGACCAGATGGTAAATTTCACGTTGTTTGTGATAACCAATCAGGTAATTCTGATACAGTATCTAGTACATCCTCTGATATATGTGATGGAACATTAAAACATCTCGTTTATACACAGGATGCTAGTACAGCTTTTGGAACCGTTAAGATATTTGTTAACGGTGAATTTGACAATTCTGATACCCAATATACCCCTGATATTAATGATTCTGACATTATTATTGGTGGGAGTGGTGGAGAATGTTTCTTACACCAACTGAGAATATACAATGACGATTTAAGTAATGCAGAAATATCAGATTTGTACAAAGGCAGAAAAGCAGCAAGAAATAAATGTGTTGCTGATTGGCGATTTGGTAATGGTCGTGGTACTTCTGTTTATGACCAATCAGGCAATAGCCATACTGCTACTTTGGGTTCTACTGATTTATGGAACTCGGCTAATGCAACTAGCGATATGTTAATTATTGGCTTGGGGTTCCACGAATGGTCATTGGATATAACTGCTGATGAACATGATTGTACTGAGTTTGGTGGTGCTACTGGCAATGCACCTTATCCACGCCAATTTACACCTGGGTTAACCAGTTGGACTGCTACAGCAGACCGTTATTTGCAATCACCTGATTTTGCTTATAGAGTTAATAATAATGTGTTTGTGAGATTATATTGGAATGAAGATAATGACGAAAGATATGAAGGATGGGGTATAATTACAGGTGTTAGCCCAACTGCCCCTGTAGATGATTTAGTAACAGAAACAATTACTATTCGTGGTAAAAGTACATTATCAATAGCAACAACTTAACCAATAACAGAAAGGAGAAATGAATTATGGGTAAAAAGTTGCAACCAACAATTGAAGATGTGGTAGGGGAACCAGTAGAAATTGAATTACAAGGCAAAAAGTTTACTCTGTCCCCTCCAACATTGGCAGATTTAGCATCTCTTGCTCAATTTGTTAAGGACGAAGAGCGTAAAGAAACGGAAAAAAATCTGCAACAATATGTAACAGTTGCCAAAAACTCAAATATTCCGATTGAGGACCAAATTAAAGTTATTGATAAGTTAGCAAGTAAGAATATGGATAAAGGTATGGGAATATTGGAAAATCTTGATTCCCCTATCTATACCCAATATTTATTATGGAAGTGTTTGAGTAAAAAACACAAGAAATTAACTTTTGAACAAGTAGGGGAATTAGTCTCCTTTAATAATATGTCAACTATTAATGATGCTCTGATTACCATATTGTTTGGTAGAAATGCTGAATTAGAAAATGATATAGAAGGAGACCAGGAAAACCCTACTCAAAAAGGGAAATAAATTGGGCTAGAGAAATATCTATGTTGGTCTATTTTTATGGGTTTTCCCATAAAGAAGTTATTAATTTTACTCTTCCACAATTTTTAATTTATATTAACAACATTGAATATTTAATGAAGTTTTTCAGGGGTGAAGATACCAGAGATATTAATACCACAAAAAGTGACATAATAAATAGTTTTAGAAAAAGAGGTATAATCTAAATGAAGAATTTTGGTTCTGTAGGTGAAGCATTTGTTGAAGTTGGTTTGGATATTAAACCATTCAAACGACAATTGGCTTTACTCAGAAAATCTACTAAAAAAGTAGGTACATTGATTGGCAGGGACTTAAGCCAAACAACGGAGAGGTTTGGCAAAGTACTTGCTATCTCCGCTGCGTCCATGAGCGCTTTTACTGGAATTATTGGTTCTTTAAGTACGGCAATATTGGTTACAGTTAAAGAGTTTGCTGAATTTGAACAACGGATGGCTAATGTTCAATCGGTTGTTCAAGGAACTGATGCTGAACTTGCCAAGTTAAGTAGTCTTGCAATGAAACTTGGGCCAACATTCAACTACAGTGCCATGCAAGCCGCTGATAGTTTATACTATTTGGGTAGTGCTGGCCTAAATACAAGACAGATTGCCGAGATGTTCCCTAATGTTTTAGCATTGGCTAGAGCAACTATGAGTGATTTGGCAATGACAGCAGAAACTACAGTCAATGCTATCAATGCCTTTGGTATGGAAACATCAGAAGCAAAAAGATTAGTTAATGTTTTTGCTGCTACAATATCTAGTTCACAAGCCACATTGGAAAAATTACGGACTTCAATGGGCTATGTTGCTCCTATCGCAAAAATTGTTGGTTATAGTGTAGAAGAGACTGCTGCTGCTTTGGGGATTTTGTATAATCGTGGTCTTGAAGCGTCTATGGCTGGTACTGGTTTACGTATGTCTCTAACCAGATTAAGTAAACCTACTAGACAAGCACAAGAAGTATTAGATAAATTAGGATTATCTGCTGAAGATATTAACCCTTATTTAAATGATTTAGGTACTATTATAGATAAATTATCTGAGAAAGGTGCTACTTTAGCAGAGTTGTCTGGTTTAGTGGGTGTTCGCGCCGGTACTACGTTAGCCAACTTAGTAAGCGCTGGAAGTGATGCATTGGCTGATCTTCAAGAAAAAATTACTGGTACAAATAAAGCCTTCAAAATGGCAAATATTCAAATGAATACCATTCAAGGCTTATTGGGAAGAACAACAAAAGAAGTTACTAATTTAGCCATTGAATTTGGTAAACTTTGGAAGGATGAAATAAGAATGATAATTTCAATGGTTAAAGAATTAGTAGATTGGTTCCGTAATTTATCACCAGCAATGAGAACAGTTGTAAAACTAACAACAGTATTTGTCGGTGGGTTATCTTTATTAGGTACGGGATTAAGTGCTGTGGGTATAGCATTAAGCGGTCTGATAATATTATATACGAAGCTTATTAGTAAACAAGTAGAAAGTAATATTGCAACTAACGCAATGGTTGGTGCAAACGCTAAATTAACAGCGTCCTATGCTGCATTAACTGCTGCTCTTGCTGCTAATACGGCTGCAATGCACGCTAATAGTGCTGCAGCTGCTGCCGGTCTTGGACCAAGAATTGTAAAACCCCTTGTTGGTGGTGCTGTTGCTGGTGGTGGGGCAGCTGCTGGTGAAGGTGCAGTAGCGGCTGCTGGTGGTGGGCTTCTTGCTAGTGCTGCTATCATAGCAGCGGTTATAGCAGCTGTTTTGGCTATTTTTGGTACTATTATATATTTAAATAGAAAGAAAGCCGCAGAATTAGAGGATGAAACTCAGAAATTAAAACAGAAAACTTTGGAAACACTTGATTCTGTTGGTAAAAGAGAAGCCGCTATAAAGAAAGAAACAAAAACAACAGGTAGGATTCTTGCGCTTCAAAAAATGGGTTTGGGATTATCAAAAGAAGCTAGGGCGGCAGGGGAACAACTTGCTAAAGACATTGAAAATACTAATGAAGTCTTTAGAAAAACTAGTGAAAAACTATCAGAATCACAAGGTCGAAGACCGGATTCTCCAACGTGGGAAAATCAATTAGCAAATTGGCGAAAATTGAATGATGTAACAGAAGAAACAGAAGAACAACTTAAAAAATTAATAAAGGGATTTGTTGGTGTAACTGAAGCAGCCCTAAGAACAACAATTGCTTTGACACCAACTGAGGAGGAAAGATTACGTGCTCAAGAAAAACAAACTGCTCTTGGCGCTAAGTATCTAAGATCAAAGGCTGCAACAGCGCGTGCTAGGGGGGATGAGAAGTACGCTATTGAATTGGAGCGTTACGCTGGAGTTATGGAAGCAAAATCTAGTGTAAAACAACAAATACGTGAAATGTATGATGAACGCTTAAAAATAATGGACCAAATGAGAGAAAACGAAAGATTGTTAGAGCGAAATAATAAAATAATACAAAGTGGAATTGATGATGCTAAAAAAACTGAAATTTCAAGGGTAAATGCTAAATTAAGATATTCACAAGAACAATTAAGTAAAAGATATGAGAATTTAGCAAAGAGTATAGAACAAGTAAAAAAGGCTAGAGATGCTGAAGTAGAACAAATTAATGCTACAGCAAAGAAACGAATAAGTGAAATTGAAGAACGAAAAGCAAAAGAACGAAAAACATTAGAAGAACGATATACTAAATATCTCATGGGTGAACATGCAAAACGATGGGAATCTACTGAACAATTTGAAGAAGCATTTTTGCGGGCTACAGGGCAAAAAAGACAAATACAAATAAATAAATTGAAAGAACAAATTGCTGGATGGATGAAAACAGGGTTTGGTTCTTTTCTCAAAGGATCAGCTCGCTATGTTATCAGGAGCGTAGAAGATATAGAAGAAATAAGAGCTGGTGAAGGGGCATTTGGGGGGTGGGCAGAAACCACAAATAAATTAGCAACAATTATAAGAAAGCAGTTGGAAGAATTAGGTACTACAACTATAGGTGGTGAAATTGGTGGTGCAATAAGTCAATACTTACCTAAATTTGAGGCTTTTGGTGTAGTTACAGAAGCAGATGTAAATAAAACAATAGTAGAATCTGCTAAAAGGGCAGAAAATGAGACAAATCGTCGTATACAATCTTATGAGGCTGCTGTTGAAACAGCAAAAACAACAAAGGATATAAATAAAAAACTAGAAAGAATTAATTTAGGACTAGATTAATGGCAAATACAGAATTACATGATGATCGTAAATTAACCAAGAGTAGAAAAGGTTATAATGGGACTAGAAAGTTCTATGGTCCACAATCAACCATTGTTAGTGATTTACCATCATTAGGTGATCCGTGGCCCCAGGACTATGCTTATAGTGGTTGGACTAATGTATCAGATTGTGTGGTTACATCTATTGACTTAGAACATAAATTTGGGCAAACTGATGCCCTTGCAACAGTTAATTATAGTACATCAGGAGAAGGTAGCAAAGGTGAAGGCGAAACTAGTACTAGAACAAGAATGTTAACTACTAGAATAGAAAAACTTAATTTAGTAGCAACAGAAGATACAGAAAAATTAAATTTTGTATTTAAGGACCAAGATGGTCTTGAAATACATGCTACAAAACGTGCAGAGATTCCAGTTCCTATGGCTAATTTACGACAAACCATGTGGGTTGCTAGTGAACCATCAATAAGTAGTTTATTAACTATAGTAAACAAAATAAATAGTGTTGCATGGGAAGGATTAGCTGCTTCTAACTGGTTGTGTACTAATGCAGGGTGTACCCAAACCGATGATAATTACGAATTAACCTTTGAATGGATAGGCTTATGCGATACTCCTTTCCATTGGAATCAAACAATAAAAATCCCTAATACAAAAGATGAGTATTATAGATGGTTTAACTCCACCGATTTTGAGGCGGTATTAAAATCATTTAATGGTGGTAGTTCTTATAGTACAGATAAATGGGTTTATCAAGGGGTAGAAATGGAATGGACATAGGATTTTAAATGAAACCGGGCAATATACCACCAAAAAGAAAAAAAGGACACAGACTTAGTGCTAGAAGGGATTGGAACCCTATTGTAGAAGCAGTACGTACTTTAGCAGGGGGTGAAACTAATCCTGATAATGAAGTAACAGACAACTTTATTTGTAAAATAATTGACACTGGCCCCCTTGGTACTGAACCGGATTATTCAGATAGCAGATATTGGGTACAGAGGCAATATGTTGCATTAACCACAAGTGACAACACAGCAAGTTTAAGTGACGCATTTAGTGACTTTGGCAGCACTACGTCTGATGGTGTTCCTACATCTGATTATATATTTACTGCTACAAATCTTGGTGAATTAGAAACTAAAACACATAATAAAAGTGTGGGTGATTTTGTTCACGTTCATAAGGTTTTAGATAAAAGTAGCACTCCTCATTTCCATTATTACTTTGATTCCCCCCAAGTAGTTGGTAATATTTGGACTGCAGAAGTTTCAGAATGTTTTAATATTGAAGGAAATGTATGGACAAGTTTTAAAACTGATGGTTGGATTGCTACTGTTACAGCACGTCCTCATTATGGTGATGGATCATTAGATAGTGAGACTGTTCTATATTTAAAAGCTACTGATTTTCCTAGTGATAATCTTGGTGGTGGTAGTGATGTATCAGTAGGTTTTACTTCCATGTTGGCTGGTGATGTAATTGGATATGTTATTAATCCTAATGGAGAAGAAATTCCAGGAATAGCAAATTCAGATTATAATGGATGGATATTACCTCATGGTGGTAAAGAAGGTGCCACGTTTGATTCCATGTATGAAATATTGGGTTATGAAGGTATCACTATAGCAAGTGATATAGGTACTCCTTGGCCAAATAGATTTCTACGACCCAGAATAAAAGCAGACCCTGATTTGAGTGGTGGTTTAGAGTGGAATGAAAACCCAGTAACAAGTGATAGTAAGTTTAAAGTCAAAGCTGGATATGGATTAGATATTGATCATTCTAATAAAGGTGGTTTATACGTAGTAGCTGGCGATGGTCTTGAAACCGTAAATGACGAAGTTCATGTTATATTATCAGACCAAGCATTAGATTTTACCATAAACCACGAGTTATATTTAAAGGAAAATGTCGAAAAGGGATTAAAAACTGATGTTAACGGATTATATGTAAATGCTGATACTACTAATGGGCCTTTGTTTTTTGACGCTAATAATGACTTTAAACTAGACGTTGCAGTAAGTGATGGTTTAAAGGTTTCAGATGGTGGTTTGATGGTTGATATTGAACCTAATGGGCCATTGTGTTTTACTGGCGGGCATTTGGATGTTGGAGTTACTGATGACACTGATAATTTTATCAGTTTTGATAGCACAGGTGATTTACAAGCGTTGGTTTCAGGTATCAATTTAAGCCACAATAATGTACCAAATAGTGATGCTATAATTCATACTACGCCAGGACCAGAAGCATACACAGATAGTAATATACATGGGTGGTCAATGGATGCCAATGGTCATATGCGGTGGATTCTAGTCGGTGCTGGACAATACAAAGGTCCAGCACCACCATAGTAAAGGAAGCATAATGAAACCTTCACAATTATTAATAAAAAAGTTTGTATACCCCAATCAACCTTTAAATAGAGTTTTAGATGGTTGGTTATATCAACTATCCAACATAGGTTATAATGTGCAAAATACTCATTTTGATTTTAGGGTAGATTTAGTAAGAAACAGAGAAATAGGTGATTTTTTAGATAGTAATTTTGATTGTTTATTAATGATTGACGGTGATATGGTGCCAATTCCTGAAACTAATAATATTCTTACTATGCCAGGGGATGTTTTATATTGTAGACATGTTTCTCAATTGGGCAAAGAGATAAAAATAGAAGAAAAAGGAATACCCACAGGTTGTATACGAATTCATAGAAGGGTGTTTGAAAAAATAGAAGAACCTTGGTTTTATTGGAACACTGATGATAAAGTTAGAAAAACCAACTTCAGTGAGGCATATTACTTTTCTAAGAAACTTGTTAACAATGGGTTTAAACCCATTAGTGCTGGTAGAATAGGACATAGAATACCATTAGTTGGCATTCCACCTACTGAAGGTCATGTTGCTACAGATTGGCATTGCGAACATGTTATAATGAAACAAATGGGGTTATCGTAAATTACTCTTTTCTTGAATCAAAGATATTATTCATTATTTTAATAAAATATTTTCTATAATCTTTTGCATCATCATATATTTTATTCCACCAATTTTGATATTTCTTCATACACTTTATACACATCCCACCGAAAGTAAAATATTTATATTCCGCATTTTTTCTATTATCTGATTTAATATTGAAGACATTATTCCATTTAGCACATTTAAACTTGTATGATTTATAGTTCATCTCTTAATTCTTTTATTGCCCTTCGCACATCTAGTGTTTCTGCATTATGCACCCATGCTTCATCATATAACACTAATGCTGCTTGTTTGTCACATAAATTGATATATGGTATGGCTTGTCCTTCAGTAAACATGTCTATTTCTATAGTATAATAAATGTCCTCTTTTCCTATTTCCCCAGGCAAACCATATAACCACCATTTACTATTGTTAGATTCGTCTATACCACTACACAAACATATTCCGTTATTCATGTCTTTAATTACTTCTTTAATGGTTTCGTTCATCTAAATACTCCTTTCTTTGTTATATAGAATATTAATGATTTTATTTTTAAACCATTTAGGAAATTCATAGTAATCTAAATCCTCTTTTAATTCCTTGTAAAAAACATAATGAAGATTGTTTGAATAGTACCATTCTTTATCTTCTTGCCACGCTTTAATGCGTAAATCTAAGTGCTTCTTCCCTAAAGCATACCCATTAATCATGTTTGTTGAAAATGGGTTCATCTCTAAATTACCTTTTCCTGTTGATTCATACTTGAACATTTCTTCTGCCGCCTCTTTTGACCAATCTAGTTTATAGTCTTTTGGCGCAAATTGTTTATATATCTTAGCCATTTTCCACCATTTTTTAGTTGGCTTCATTCAACTCTTTCTTTGTTTTTGCAATTCAGTAATAGTATGCCCCGGTTCCCTATGTGATTTAAATGGTTCTTCTTTACAAACCATCCATTCTGCGTCACAACCCAAGAATGGTCCTTCACAATCAATCCCCTTTCTTTGTGATTTCAGATATTTAGCATAATCATCTCGGCATAGTTTACACCAATGCCGTTTAGTATAATTTTCGGCGGCTTTTTTAGTTTTAAAACCACCTCTTGATGGATCATCTTCTATGTTTATACTAGGCAAATAAAACGCTTCATAAGTTTCATCCAATTAATTTGTTCCTTAAATATTCTCCTTCATCCACAAATTGAATACCCACACATACTGCAAATTACGCAACCACCTTGATATATTAGTTTCCCACCACACTTCTCACAATTGTCCCCGGTTACACTTGTTCCATCCTTTATCATTTTTCTTAATGTTCTTGCAAGTGCTTTTTCAAATGAAGTAATGTTTCCTTTTGCTTTATCTAGCTGTTGAGCAATGAATTCAACAGAACTACCATGCCTCAATGCAGTAGAAACTAATCTGGTAATTGCTTCTTGTGTTGGTGTTGCGTTCTTCATCAAATCTTCTATTACATAGTTATGTTCTAACTCTGCTTTATAATGACCCCTCTTTATCTTAATAATTTTGCCGGTTTTAGTATCTTTAGACAAATTATGTCCATAAGTAACAAATACTTCGTAAGGTTCATTATTATATAAACCAATTAATACGGTATATGGTTTACCAAGAACAATAGGGTGAAATACTTCACATGGTAAAACCTTTGGTCGCTTCGGTGCTTTAGTTTTTTGTATCTGTGAACTATCAATCAATACACCACTACGACTACCTTTACGATATATGGTAATACCCTTTAACCCCATTTCCCACGATAACATGTAAATATTACTTACTTCTTCATTAGTTATATCTTCCGGGCAATTTATAGTGCTACTTATTGCACTATCAATGTGTCGTTGAATCGTTGCTTGCATCTTTACTCTTTGTTTCCAATCTAAATCTTCTGCACAACAATTATGCCAAGGTGATTTCTCTAAATTATCCTTGTTAGTTATTGATTGCCATAGTTTTACTTTTGGATGAATAACATCATATTCTTGCCATTTATCACCATTTTGGTCTATATAATCAACTCTAGAACCTTTATCATTATTATTTATTTTCTTTCTGCGTTTATATTTCATTTGGTATAAAGGTTCTATTCCACTACTTGTACCACTAAGTATAGACAAAGAACCAGTTGGAGCAGAAGTAAGACAAGCAATATTCCGTCTCCCATACGATTCCATATCACTGTATAACTGTTTATCTTCATTTTTAATTCTATTCAAAAATGGATTCTTGCGTTCTAATTTTGCATCGAAAATTGGGAAAGCACCTAATTCTTTCGCTATGTTTACACTGGAACGATAGGCACCTAGTTTAAGCGTTTCATATATCTTATCCGCTATCTCAATGCTTTTAGGACTACCATATTTATATCCTAATGCTGCAATTGTATCACCTAATCCGGTAGCACCTAGTCCTGTGCGCCTACCTTTAATTAGAACATCTTTGATATTCTGCCATAATTCCAATTCTGTTGCTTTTACAGATTTCGGTTCAGGGTCATTTTTAATCTTTTTGATAATGGAATTGATTTTCTCTATTTCAATATCAATTAAATCGTCCATCAACCGTTGTGCTAAAATGCTATCTTTTTTGAAAGAATTATAATCAAATGATGATTTATTGGTAAATGGGTCATTTACGTATGAAAACATATTTAATGAGCCGAGCAAACATGCCCCCCAATTATTAAGAGGAAGCTCGGAACAATTTGAAATATTAAATCCATTACACCAAAAAGTATGAGATTTATTATGAACTGTTATATCGTAAACATCGTCTTTACCTATCTTTGTAGAATGATTAATTTCATAAGATATTTTACTCTTTTCTTTGGTTTTTCTATACCCCTGCTTATCTCTTTTGTTTAAGATTTCCTCTAACTTTTCAGATTTATATTTTTGGATGAAACCAATTCTATTATAAAATATATCAATATCTGAAGTAATATTTATATCATAACTTTGTTTTGATTTGTAGACTCCATTATTCCATTTGATATTATTAGATTTGTTTGTTGTTATATAACTCTTAATCCCCACAGAAGATAACATAAATTGAACTTGTCTAACTAACTTCTTAGACGCTGCTTTTAACGTCACTCTTGGTCCTGACATACATCCATTTGCAGAAAACAAACCTCGTAAAAATGCGCAAACATTAATAGAGTTATTATAAATAAATCTATCAGGAATAAACCTATCATAGGTACATGGAAGTTCTTTTTTACCATCTATTGTCGTTTTTATTTCATAGGCAGTTTCGCCAAAAGCATCTCTTTTTCGCCCTATTAAACCAGCAATCTCGCTATCAAAATAATCATAATCATTAGCCCCAATATGAAGATAAACTAAATAATTTGACGCTTTGTGTTTAGAACCATCACCAATAACTAACCCATCCATAATGTCTTGTTTGTATGAAGATAATAAGGACGGTGATAGGCATAGACAATCTTTGTTTTTGATTAACCCACTTAAAATATCTATTTTTTTAGCATTTTGTACTTCCACCTTTTCCCCATCTTGAACTACTTTATGGTCTTTGGTGCTATAAAATACCCCAGCATTAGTTTCATATTCAAAAACATCTTGTTTACCTTGATATTTTTTATTTACTACCATAGTCCATTCTGTTTCTGACCAAATCAAATCCCCAATAGCAATATCACTAATTTTTTTTATCCCATTCGGTGTTAATACATTAGACCAAGAAGGTAAACACGCATTGGTTGTTGTAGTTTCAAAGCCGTAATCTTTATAACAATCAGCAGGGGATTCCCTTTGTACTGTGTCCCAAAACAATACTCCTGGTTCTGCTGTGTTTCTAGCACACTTTACAATTTCATTCCACACATCTCTAGCGTTTACCTTATTAGATATTTTAGGGTTTTTATCATTAATAGGCCATCTTTGTTCATAAACATCGTTATTTCTTACTGCCTTCATAAAATCATCGGTTATTTGAACAGATATATTTGCACCAGTAACTTTTGCCAAATCTTGTTTTGCATGAATAAAATCTATTATTTGTGGGTGGTGAACATTAAGCATTAATAATAAAGCGCCCCTTCGTCCTTTTTGTCCTACTTGACGAATGGTACTACTATATCGTTCCATAAATGTAATAATACCACTACTTGTTTTCGCAGCATTTTGTGTTGCAGTTCCTATAGGTCGTAGATTAGAAATACTAAAACCGATACCACACCGTCTTTTGCTTAGTTGTGAAACATATTCATCTATTTGATGTATAGAACCAAAACTATCGAGCGGAGCGGGAATCCCTAAACAATTTGCCAAACTTACTGTTTGGTACTCATTCCCAACCCCAAACATACAACTACCAGCAGGAATAAATCGCTTAAAATCTTTCAATAATTCATAAATATCATTTTCAGTTAGTGGATTCTTAAACTTACTCTTTTCAATTCTTGCCAGTTCTTTGGCTATTCTATGGTGCATATCATCAGGTGTTTTCTCCAATAACTCATTTTCTTCATTACGCAAAGCATATTTGTTCAAAAATACACTTGTTGCTAAATCATTACCATCAAAATAATCTAAAGTTGCTTCTCGTGCTTCCTCATAAGTATAAACCATAAACTCTAGTCCTTTCATGTTTCATAGGGGAAATGCAACCATTTGTTGTGATTAACTAATTCAACATAAAACTTCGGTTTAGGATTACAATTATATCTTACGTAAACTGAAGCAATATCATAATTATATTTATTCCACTTTTTAATGGTATTACCAGTATCACATATATCATCAACAATTATTTCAGCATCCATGTAATTATGAACAATAATAAACGTTGGATTCTGGTAACTAAGTAAACTTTCTATTATCAACCCACCACGAGCAATACCCCACAAACGGGAGTTGTTTGGTAATTGATTGGCAAGAATTGCAATATTTTTCATCAATTCCGGCCAAGTGATTATTTCTAATTTATCTTCTTTTGTATGTATCATTTCAATATACCACGTTATAAATGGTAGCGGGGGTGGAAGTCGAATCCACATTTCATGGCGAATGAAGCCACTGTGTTACCATTACACTACCCCGCACTCAATTATAGTACGTAATGAACAGATTCACCATTTGGTAAATCTTGCACTTCTATATTTATACTATTCAATAAATCTCTTATTTCATCTGCTTTCTTATAATTTTTATTTGTTTTATAATCTCGTCGCAAATCTAATAGATACTTTGCCAAACAATCAATTTTATTTATCCAAAAACTTTCAATCCTACTTCTTTCTTGCCAATATGGATTTGTCCATAAATCTTCTTCTTTTTCAATTAATGCTCCCAATTTATAATATAGTGCCACAAATTATCTCCACCTATCAAATACCCGATTTTATAATCTTTGTCTTTTTGTTTTTTTTCTACCTCATATCTCCATTCTTCCCAGGGGATTAATAATTTACACCATTTTCTTTTTCCTATAGATAACAACAGTTCATCATGCTTTGGTGTGTAAATCATAATAGCATTAGGGTTATTTATGGATTTGCCATTTACTTTAACTGCTCCTTGTTTAATCATATTTCTGGCTTTTGAAGTAGTGTTTGGAAAATTGGATTCTGGCATTAATTTGCTTGCCAACACTATCATATTGGCAAGTCTAAAAACAAAAATATCCGTTTTAGACAAATATTTTATTGATTCTTCCGTCATTATTCCCAATTATTAAGTACCCATTTACCATTGACTTTGACCATTTTATCAAGATTTTCTAGGTCTCTGATTACTGGAATAAAATGCTCACTTGCTAATTCTAACTCTTTTGCTACTCCTGATGAAATAGTCACATCTCTTGGTAAATAAACCACATCACATTTTAGCAACATTCCTAAACTATTATTATATACATCTTCACTATTAACGTCCACACCATGTGAAAATGCAATCAAGAATCTTAAGAAATCTTCACATGGAGAATAACAAACATAACCTAGTTTCCATAATTCCAATACATTATTTTCCATCAGGGCTATATTTCTAATATAACCCAACGGGTGTTCATTAGTCAATTGCCCTGCCACATATATAACTGGTTTGTTTTCAAATCTATTCATTTCTGCTCCTTTATTATGTTCACTATTCTTAATGACCCTTTTTTAAATATCATATAAATCGAATCATTATCGCTTATATTTAATTTTTTATCAATTTTTGTTATTACATTTTGTAAAAATAAATCAGATATTCTCTTTTTAGTATCATCACCTTTTAAATAAATGTTTATCATTTTATT